ATAAACTCGGCGACTTAAAACATGGTGATATAATAGACGGCACAAATAATGATACATTTTTTAAAAAATCAGCTTTTACAGAAGTTGTTGGTGCACCTACTATAAGAGCAAATTATCTTTTTGGGAGGGGTTTAGATGAAAAACCTGACCATGTTCCTGACGAGCCAAATGCTTGTAAATACGAGATAACTCTCTCAAGTTCTAACCAACCTTTGTACATATATCTTGAAGGTTGCACTTCTGCAAACTGCGGCTATAGAACATGGGCAGTATTTCATGGAGACAATAATGCCATTGTAAGTGAAGGAGTTTGTAATGGAGATAAAGTATTGACTTTGCCTTATGCTGGCAAATACACGATACTGGCAACGTGCAAACGCATTCTTAAAATGTCATTTATATATAAATTCCCAAGCATTTATAACGCCTTGTCCAATCTGCAAGATTCGATTAATTATAAATTCAACAAATCGGATATTGTCCAAGAGACAGGTTATGCAACAGACAAGGTAATGAGCCAGAAGGCGGTAAGTGATAAACTCGGCGACTTAAAACATGGTGATATAATAGACGGCACAAATAATGATACATTTTTTAAAAAATCAGCTTTTACAGAAGTTGTTGGTGCACCTACTATAAGAGCAAATTATCTTTTTGGGAGGGGTTTAGATGAAAAACCTGACCATGTTCCTGACGAGCCAAATGCTTGTAAATACGAGATAACTCTCTCAAGTTCTAACCAACCTTTGTACATATATCTTGAAGGTTGCACTTCTGCAAACTGCGGCTATAGAACATGGGCAGTATTTCATGGAGACAATAATGCCATTGTAAGTGAAGGAGTTTGTAATGGAGATAAAGTATTGACTTTGCCTTATGCTGGCAAATACACGATACTGGCAACGTGCAAACGCATTCTTAAAATGTCATTTATATATAAATTCCCAAGCATTTATAACGCCTTGTCCAATCTGCAAGATTCGATTAAGGCTCGTCCTCTGTCTTTAATTGCAGGTAAAACTTTTTGGACGATATTTGATAGCCTTGGACATAATACGTGGCAGAAACACTTTGTTGATATTAGTGGGGCTATTTTCCATTTTGATTTGAATACAAATTCAAGAAATCCAATTTCTTTTGGCGGAACAAACTCTTTGCCTTCATCTGATGATTCTACTCAGCCTAGAGCAATGAATTTAGTTTCATATAAAAATAAATATCCAATCGATTACGTTTTTATTGAAAATATAAACGATAGGGGATATGGAAATTTTGGAACAATAAAAGACACTCCATTCATGCGAACTCAAAAGGTCAGATACACGAATGGTGGAATTTTTAAAGACCATGATGATGCTTTATCTTACTTTCAAAATCACAGAAACGAAATTATTTCAACTGTGCATGAAAAGAAGCTAGGAACAATAATATCTATACCTTATCAAGGTGGTAGTTTGATACGAGGGAGTAAGGTCAAGTTTCTTACAAAACCAACATCAGAGGGTGATGTAGCCATTAATATAGATGGTTCGCATTCAGTTCATGTAGTGCCATCTATGACAATACAAGATATTGTTGATGAATTTATTAAATACTCTTATGGTCAAGGTTGGAGCGATGTTGACAATGGAGATGGTTCTATTAGTATATTCTATTATACTGAAACTAGCAAAAGGGCAACTTTTGACGGAGGTAGCACAGGGGTTACTGCGGAGATTACAGATACAACAGGTTCTGGTAGTGTTAATATTCATTATATGGGTGAAAGCATTGATGATGAAAACTGGAATAATGCAAACAATTGGGTTGAATACATTTCACTGTTTTCGATTTATAAAGGTTTGATAGAATATCTGCAAACGGAATTACCTCAAGCAAAATTATATTGGGTTGCACCTTTTTCGATTGGCATAGATTTCGCTTCAGATACATACAAAAAAGCTGACGGAACTTGGTCTCAGGACAAATATCTAAATAGTGATTTGTATAAAGGGAATCGTAAACTATATGAAGTACAAAAAACTGTATGTGAACACTATAATATTCCATTCTTGGATTTGGATTCACTAAGTGGAATGAGCATTTTGAATATAGAAACTTTCTTCTATACGAATAACGTACACCCCAAAGAAAATGGCTATAACAGATATGCCGAGACAATATTAACTATGATACAAAAATAATATATAAAAAGAATAGAATTTATAGATTAACTAACCACCTCTCCTTGGTGACAGCAGGGAGAGGGTAAAGATTGAAGAATATGAAAAGATATAGAATTAAGATTGATAAAAGTGGATTATACTTAGTGCAAACAAAAGTATGGTTTTTGCGGAAAACAGATGCTTATAATGCCACACCATTAATGCTACGGCTTATATCTTCATACCCAGTATAGCCTCTATCGGGACCATCTTCATTCATACAACCGCAGCTTCCAATAGCGACCAACACAATTACTATGAGAATAACCCATTCTTCTGTTTTCATAACTATCTATTAATAATCAGCTTCCGATTCTGCATCTGATGCAGCATCATAAGCATCACTAAAACTTCCATCGTCTAGTGCAGACTGAACATCTTCGGCATGCGATCTCACGTTATCTAGCTTTTCTTGCAACTCATCTATATACTCAGACTGATCACTTACGGTCTGCCTTAGAATCTCAATTGTATCGTTTTTAGATTCTATCTCCTCTTGCATATCTTTCTTTGATGGTCCGCAAGATAGGAGAAAAATACAAAAAATCATTGGTAGGTATCTCATATTTGTTTCTTTTTATAACATAATTTGCAAGCTTTTCGATTTTCCTTCTTAGCTTGCGCTAAACTTATTTCTTTAATTTCTCCAGTGCAGTGTCGAAGACCTCTACAGGTTTTTGTCTTATGATAAGCATAGGCATTTGGTCCTGTGCAGATATAAACGCCATGGTTTTCTATGGAAGAACAGAAAAGTATCGCAAAAAGCAAAAATGTTTTCATTGTTAAAAATCACTAGCTTCATTTATATAATAATGTGGACCATAATATAGTGTGACATAGATATATGTTGCGCCGCCCTTACTTTTTGATTTTTGCACAATTAAAGTACATGCAGGATTTTCTTTAGGATCTGCTCCCGGCTCTGCAAAATTATAGCATTTGTAACCTTGTTCGTTTATCCATATATAACCTGTTCTATATTTTTTACTTAATGTAAGTTGTAAGTTTTCCCTAAAGTCTTTTGCTTGTTGTGAGGCATTAACAGAAAAGTTCTTTTGAAATTCTGCATAATAAAAGTACGAATTGCTTCAACTATACTGAAAATCAAACTCTCCCATATTGAATGTATAATCACCAACAGATATATCGAAGACCCTTAGCGTTCCTTTATCTTCCATCACGCTCAACGTTCCATATCTATTTTCAAGGGAAGCCTTGACGGAACTATAACTGTTCCCGAAATTTATACCTAGCACTGAATCTTGTGCAAGTATAGCAATAGGGGAACATACTAAATAAAGCAAAAACAATAATTTCTTCATATTGATAATATACTAAAACGTTATTTTCCTGCAAAAGTAGCAAAAATATCAATAGGTTGTACCGGCAAAAGCTTACTTTCTTCCTAGTTTAGAATTATGCTAAATAATTGAGCACAATCTTACTCATCGCAAACATCTGAAAAACAACATTCTAACCCTCAAAAACTTTATTTTGAGCATAGTTAGGCAGAGCCTCATCTTCTTCGTAACTTTGCACCAAGTTCAATAGTGAACGAAACGAATAAACTATTTCATTATGTCAGAATCTAAGACATACATCTTTGGTGAAAACCAAAACGGAGGTTCAAACGGTATGCTTGGACTTCTTGCTCCTCTGCTTCAGAAGCAGGGTGTAGATCCAAATGTGCTTCTCGCCATGAAGGGCAACAATGGCTTCGGCGGTGAAGGTGGTTGGTTCATGTGGGTTATCTTCCTCTTCTTCCTGATGGGTTGGGGCGGCAATGGTTGGGGCGGCTTCGGAAATAATGGTCGTGGCGGTCTTGCTAACGAGATTAACAACGACAATGGTCGTGCCCTCTTGATGGATGCCATCGGTGGCAATCGTAATGCTCTCAGCAATTTGGCTACTCAGCTCAACTGTACCGAAGGTCAGATTCAGAATGCCATTTCTGCTTTGACTTCTCAGGTTCAGAGTGTAGGTAATCAGGTAGGTATGAGTGGCATGCAGACCATCAATGCTTTGCAGCAGGGCAACATGCAGATTGCTCAGCAGATTGCAAACTGCTGCTGCGAAAACCGCTTGGCTATCTGCCAGCAGACTGGTACCTTACAGAATGCCATCAACAACGTGGCTGTAGGTCAGGAGCGTGGCTTCTCTAACGTAGCTTACGAAACCCAGCGCCAGACTTGCGATTTGCATAACGCTATCAAGGAAAGCACTCAGACCATCGTTGACGGTCAGAAGCAGGCTGAGATGCGTGAGATGCAGAACAAGATTGATTCTCTGCGCGAGGAGAACAGTACCTTCAAGTCTTCTGCAATGACCTCTCAGATTGTAGGTCAGGCTGTAGCTCCTATCAATGCGGTATTGGCTGGTCTGCAGAACGAGGTTGCTGGCATCAAGTGCAAGCTGCCGGAGACAGTAACTACTCCTTACAGCCCATTTACTGCGGTTCCTAACTGCGTGGCCTATCAAGCAGGTTTGTATGGTTTGAATGCTGCCAACAATGCAGGATTCTGGGGTTAAAGAAAGGAGGCTGCTATGTTATGGTTAAGACCTTATACATGGGTGAATCGTAACGGTTCGGCGGCTATCGCTTCTACTGGCGTGAAGGTGAATACTGCCGATGTGGTGTTCACCTTTAAAAACCACGCCTTCGTGAATGCCAGCTACAGAGGAACGATTTTCGTAAATCTGCGTCAGGCTATTCCGACTGGAACGACTGGTACGCTGCCTATCCTTTTCGAGACCAACGGCGCAACCCAAGCCGTAACCAAATTCAATGGTGAGGCATTAACGGTTGCAGACGTGCCGGGAACTGGAGTTGTTCAGCTCTGGTTTGAGAGAGACACTAACACCCTTCAGCTGATGACGGGTATTGTTTAACAAACAGAATAGATAATAGGAGATTACATTATGTTTCAAGGTTTAAGAACAAATTCTTTATTCTATGTCCTAGACAAGGGCGAAAACCCGAACTTGCAGATTGGTCAGGTTGTTTCGGTTAGCAACCCTCAGACGAAATACCCTACCTTCAACAATGGCTTCACGCCTCAGCCTATGGAAACTGTGGTTGATGTGAAGGTGAAACTGAACGACGAGGAGGTGGATTTCAAGCAGCTACCTGCTAACGGACAGATAGCCAACGACAAGAACCTTGTGGTGAGCGACAACAAGGAAGCCATGAGTGCAGAGGTCGACACGATGCTGAGACAATCCAAGGCGATACTGGAGAGCGTAGATTACCACAAGAAAGTCGTTGATTCTTGTGAGGGAATGCTATTGCAACTCAACCCCCAGATAGCCAAGGAGAGGGAACAGACTGAGAAGATCAGCAAGCTGGAAGGCAAGGTTTCTGGCATGGAGGGCAAGCTCGACAAGATGATGGGATTGCTCCAACAGGCGATAAACAAGTAATCTCCTATCTATTCACTTTAAAAATCTTAGAATTATGATAATGGTTGAGATTACAGAAGACAAGTTTGATGGCTTGTATGAGAACGTGGAGAAAGGCTTGCACTACTTGGATAAGGCGATGAACTGCCTGGGCGAAATGAAGCGTGAAGGCAGACGTGACCGATACGGCGAGCGCAACCGCATGCCCGATTACAGAGGTCGTGGAGGCAGAAGTGGTATGCGAGAGCATGAAGAGTACGACGACATGCGCCAACGTGACGACAGAGACCGTGGAGAACGTGATTATCGAAGCTACGGCGACGAGTATTAACTAACTTGGGGTTTGGTAGTGAAACAGATTTCGTTACCAAACCCTTTTTAATATCAGAAAGATTATGGAAAGAAAATACAGACAATCTTTGAACGCCTACGATTATCAGCCGGAGGAAATGAAAGCTTACCTTCGCTACAATGGCTGGCACTTCAACAAGAAGATGTGTGAGTGGGCAGTAAAGCAGATGCGGAAGAACGGTAAGCCAATCCGCATAATGAGCAAGGATGATATTGAGGACATCTTGAAGAAGAACAATATCGTGCTGGAGAATAATGTGGGCTACGATGCTTGCTACATCGCGCACATGTGCTTAGCCGATTTTTATGGTTCATCCATCACAGAAGAAAAGCAGATGGCTCAGTTCATCAAAGACTACGTAGATGATGAGGATCAGCAGGACGGTTTTATCTTCAACCGCTTCTATGCAGACACATCTTTCAATGGCGTGGGCATTCCTTGGGAAGAAATATTGTAGTTTATAGTTGATAGTTTAGAATTTATAGTTTTGATAGAGCAGGAGATATATTTGGAAAGGTATGACTGGACAGTACATGTAATGTACGATGTCCACTCAAAGGATGCCATGGAGGTAAGAAGGCATCTTCGGGATTTGGGATGCGCCGGCATTCCTCTCGAAGATGCCTGTAATCTCGTGCTCGAAGGTGAAGCCAATAAAGGGATAACCTATTCCAACATAGATACCCGAAAAACGATAGTAGTAATAGGTTGGACCACCTCAAAAGGGGAGTACACGAATAGCCTAACCCACGAAATGCTCCATGTAGTTCAGCACATATCCGAACAGTTCCTTATAAATATGTACACCGAAGAACCCTGCTATCTTCTAGGCTACCTCTGCCAAGCCGTCGTCAGCAAGAAAAGTCCCCTCTAGCCCCCGTTCCTCAGCATTTTATGCTGAGTCAAAAAAAGGAGTGAGCCTTGCGCCCACTCCTTTTTTATTTATTCCAATCTATCCAGTTCATCCACCGCATCCATCATGATTCTGTCAATATTCTGATTAGCGAAGTTGATGCTCTCGGTATCAGAAGATTTATTTCTGAGCTTCTTCCATCGCTTCATCTGCTTCTCTGCCAGCTCGATGATTCTAACCTTGGCAGCCTCCTTGGAGTTTTGGAAGTGGAAATACTCTCCTATATTCGTGATTCTCTTGTCAATCGGAACGTTCTTCGATTTCAGTCGGTCCACGTTGGCCATGGTCTTTTCCATTTCGTCCTTGTAGTTATACCACTTGCTCTTTGTTCGCTGCAAGCTGCTCTGCTCATTTGGCGTATAAAGAATGGAACGAAGGAAAGGAACGTCCTTGGTTTCCGTATCTTTACCGTTCTTTATCAAACCGCCAACTCGCTCAACGAATGTTGTAGCACCACCAAAATAACTTCCGTAGAAGTGATGCAAGGCAGAAGGATTAGTAACCGCATCCAAGAAGTCGATACCAAGCATATTCTCGTTACCCTTGGCTACATCGTTGGTCTGCGCATTCACCTTCTTGTTCAAATTTATCATCCACTCTGGCGTTCCCTTATATGCAAGCATCCATGATGGCTGATTCTCATCAAACTTATTTTCTCGCTGAATAGGAGCACCCTTCCAATCGCTATTATAAACCCACTCCAGAAAAGGAGAAGTTGCAGAAGGGGCTAACGCCTTGATGGTTTCCTGCCAAGGATGCTTGCCAAATGAAGAGTTGCCAAGATAATCTGCTACTGGGACCAGCTGAGACATACAGCCTACTGCATCCAGCCATGGATTCTTCTGTCCGCTCACGTTTGGCGAGAAGGTCAAGCCTGCTGCCAAGTCACCCAAGCCATAGAAGGCTCTTTCCTCTATAGCAAGAGGAATAGTGACGAACTCGCCACCACCGATATATACACAAAGGTGGTTTCTTCTGATATAATCAGGCAGCTCGCCGTATGGATCCTTCACGCCCTTTCTATCCTTCTCATCCTCATTACTGATGATGAAGTTATTAAGAAGAGCCATGGCCATACCGCTAATAAATGGAGCACTGGCAATATAGCCGATGGTTCCAGCCTTGTTGTTCTTGAAGTTCTTGATCAGGAGATTAGTACTCTGAATACCCGCATTGAAGAACATGGAAGAATTTCTGAACCATGCAGCCATGAAGCCGTAGATATTCTTTCTTGCAGTCTTAAAAGCCCCCATTTCTCCATTCTTGAAGGAGTAAACAGCATTACCAGAACCATGTCGGTTAAAGTTGGTAGATACTTCCTTTGCGTCATAAACAGAACGGATAACAGAACGGTTACTGTCTCGGCTGGCGCAATAGGTAGCGAAGCGAGCAAGATTCTCTGCAATTTCGTTGACATTCTCCAAGTTTTTGAAGATAGCATTATAAAAGCCCTTTCCGACCTTTTGGACTTTGCTTCGTTCACCTTTAATGTGCAGCTTGTATTCCTTGGTGAAGTCCTTCATGTTCTTGATTTGTACCCAACCAGTTTCACCGCCGTTCTCCATAAACTCCTTGAAGTATCTATGTAATTTGTTGGTAGTATCAAGCGTACCATTGCGATACTTGGCATAAAGTCCGAAGCCGCCAGTATCTGCAAAGTCTTTCAACTTTGAATTTCTGATTCCCTCAATAATACCCACCTTTGCATAGTACTGTTCAAATCTCTTGGTATAAACAAGACCTTCCTTTGCCAAGAGGTTAGTCGATGCAAACTCAAAGTCCTTGATCATATTTCGCATCACGAACTCAGGGTTGTATGAAGTACAGAGTTGAGCCATCTTTCTTGAAATGCTAGCAGAAACTCGTCCTGCAAGCGTATCATTCTTATGTTCCAGCAATCCATTCAGAGCCTGCGCCGCTCTAGGATTTCCGTTGATAATAAAGGTATGGGTCCTTCCGGCAATCTTTACATCTACGATATGCTGCGATTTATTCTCCGCTCTTTGGAACTTATAACCTATCTTGTCTCTGCGATAAACCTTGTATGCCATACCCTGTGATTCCTTCATCTTCATATCCTTATTGAAGTCTGAAACAATCTGGTTGATTTCGTCGGCCGTAGCATCCTCAGGAATATCAGGGTAGCGCTCATAGACGATGTTCACCACTGGGTCCTTCTCATACCAGACGCTTGTTTCGGTAATCAGATTATTGCCCGAATTGTTTCTCGCGAATCTTGCGAAAGCCTGACGGATAGCATTCATACCACCGTTCTTGATGGCTCTGTTGCCCATCGCACCAATCTGCGCCAGTACGTTTGTTTCACTCAGATACTTGTGGCCTCTCGCTCTCATGATCGTGCTTCCGATATAACTCTTCGGGTCACCCTGCTCAGTAATGTATCCATAAGTATCTTCTGCCGTAGCCTCATCATACTTTCTCAAAGGCACATACCAGTTGAACATATTCGATACATGACCATGCAATTCCTTGCTGATGATGCCATTCTTGTAGTCGCTGTCAATAGAATACTGGGTAGCAGCCTTCACCTTATCCCAATAGTCCTTCACAGCTCCCTTCTTGATGCTCTCCATCTTTGCTTCTGAATCCATCACGCTCTGAATAGCCTCGGCATCATTGTAAGGGTCAGAAGATTTCGCCACTTCCTGAATAGCGTGCATACCGGAATAGTCGTGCTCGCCAGCTTCGAAGTCAGCATCAAAGTGGTTTCTGATACTCTCATCCAACTGTCTGTAGTATTCCTTCAGGTCGATGTTGCCAGCCTTCAACTCGTTGTCAAGATACTCCTTATCGCTATAATAACTATTTTCCAAGAAGTCGGCATCCTGCTTTTTCTGCTCGTCCATCCTCATATTTCTAAGGAAATCACGTACAAAGAACTCTCTGTTTCGCTCCAAGCCGTGCTTGGTAATCATGTAGAGATTGAAGTTTCTTATCTTCTCATCATCCTTCTTTCCGTCAAAAGCATCCAGTACGTCAGCCATGGCCTTGTCAAGAGGCTTCATCACGTTGCGCTCAAACATCTGAGCCGCATCACTCATCGCACCCTGCATGGTATTCTGCAGTATATAAGGATTCTCAGAAGAAGCAATATCCTCAATCTTCTTGTCAGGCACAATCGCATTCATCAGTTTCTTCAACGAAAGCATATTGTCCATATAGCTTTCGGTGAACATATAGCCATGTTCGTCAAGCGAACGGTGGTATCTGTCAAGTGCCGTGCCGGCAGATGGGGTAGTACGGAAGTGAATATCACCATCTGTAACCTCATTCCACTCAGCCTTGGTAAGATTATCCATACTTCTAACCTTTCCGTCATTTCCGTAGAACATGCCATCATGCGCCACGACAGCAGGCATACGCTCATGGTCGAGACGGTATTTCACCGCCTCGGCTCTCATCTTCCAATAAGGGTCATTCTGATTCTTCTGCAAGTTCTTGCTCAACCAGAGCAGATACTTCACATCTTTAGTATTAGGAGCAACACGATAACCGATTTCATGAAGGAAATCAGATACCTTATTCTTGATACCATTCCAGAAGCCGGCTTCACCCTTGCCATCCTCGGCGAGTCGGGCGATACCTTCCTCAATAGCATCATAGATATTCAGAGGATTGAACTTTCTCTCCTCATCCACCAGCTTCTTCAAAGCCGCATTCTCAGGCTTATCCAAGTCGTACCATACTTCACGAAGGAACTTGTCGAATCGTTCATCACCAAACAACTCTCTCATGCCCTTGTGTCCAACCACCTCATGCCAGATGGTCTTCTCGGCAGTATATCTGTCGTGGATATTAGGCATATAAAGATGCACCTCGCCAGTCTTCTCGTCATACCAGCCGGTTATCTTTCTGCCTTCCTCAATAGCAGCCTTTGCCGCCTTGTTGATGATTTCATCAACCGATGAAACCATGTTCACCTTTGCGCCAGTCTTCTCTGAGAGTTGTTTGATATGGGAAGACACAGGAATGCTGGCCTTTTTGTTAACAATCTCATCGTTAAGCTCTGCTCCCTTTTGAAATCTTTCATAATCAAGATTTCTGATTACGTTCTCCAATGCTTTGTCAAGTCTATCAAGGTCAGTCATTGTGTCAACGTGGAATCCAAGCATCTTTTTTATGGCATTGAAGATTCTTCTGAACCATCCTTTTTGAGCAGGAATCTGAGCTGCTATCTTTCTCCATTCTGGGTTAGCCAACTCAGTTATCATTTCGGCAGGATTTTTTAGTGCGTAAGGCTCAGTACCCCCGATATGCTTATCAAAGTAAGACTTTATCTTGTCATACAAATCAACTACCTCTTTAGCTGCATTTCTTTGTGATTCAGTAAGCAAGTCACCATATCCTTTTCGGTAAAGGTTGATGATGTCAGATGTCACAACGTGCAACATTTCGTGGCAGATTGTAGAAGCAAGTTCTTGTTTGCCGAATTGAATTGAAGATAAGAAGTCTGTATCTATCAATATGTAGTTCTTTGGATGATAATAATATCCCTCAGTATTGACCTTTTTATAAGCCTCACCTTTCAACTTTGTTCCAAGAACATCAACTAAACCTTCAATGCGGTCAAAAATCTTTTTAACGTCAGTATCGCTGTTGTAGTCATTAAAAATCCTTTCAACCTGTTCCTTGCTTGCCCAATCTCCTTCTTCGAGACCATACTTTAATCGGATATTATTGAATCTTTCGAGAAGATATTCTTTAGCTCTTTGAGCAGCTGCCAAAGAGAGCGCCGTTTCTTTGTAATCTGAGAGTACCCCTTTTCTGCCGGATATTCGCACACTATCCCCTTGTGAAACTCCACCCATTCCTCTGGAGTCATTTCCTTCGGCTGTTTCGGTTCCAATAGCACTTTTGATTTCGTTGATGTCTGATTTCCTGTTGAATCCATATTTCTGTTCTATATCTTTAAGTTTACTATCCAAGGAGTCAATGACAGATTTTAGACCTTCATACTTTTGAATAGGATTTCCTTTTTTGTCATATTTAAAAGTATCAATATACTGTTTTGTAGCATATTTGTTTGCCTCTTTCTCTATGTTAGGCTTTTCAGAAGAATCCCCATAAAGTCTTTCAACCTCATCATCGAATCTCTTTTCAATCTGCGAAGATACATTTTTATCTACATCTTCCGGAATGATTCTACTATTCTTAACATCTTTTGTATCTGTTTTAGAATACTGCATACCTCGGTCCTCACGGAAGTGGGTGCCTTCATCCTCAGAAGTATTGCGCTCCTCCTGCACCTTCACGCCCATCTTAGACAGGCGGTCCAGTACTGGCTTCAACTGCTCTGGCTTGAACTCAGCAAGCATATTGTTGCCTCTGGTCTCGAAGTTATTGCCATTAACCAGTTTCAGTAAATCTTCATCCATGAAGTACTTGCCGCCCCTCGCCTTGCTCTTCGGTACACGAAGTTCATAGTAGTAGCCACGATTGTTGTCTATGCGTTTCACCTTTACTTCACCATCCGATGAAGTAACCTCGTCAATACCACCGTGCCAAGATGAAAGTTCAAACTTCTCAGCTACGCTGTTGATAGGCGCATCCGTAGTCAATCCCTTAGGGTCGAATCTATCTGGCATCAAGATACCAGTCTTCACCTCGCCAGTATCAGTTGTATATTTCACCAACTGACCGCCCAAGCCCTGATCCTTACTGTCAACCAAAGCCTGCATCAGGTTACCGGTCACGATATAACCATTCTTGCGGCTCTCATTGCTAGTCAGTCTATCCCAGTTATCAAAGTTTTGGTTCAATACTCTGAGATGGCTGTCTCCCATACCGGCAGCCTGCTTGGTCATGCGGTCGATAGAACCGATAATATCCACCTTGTTTTCACCAGACCCCACCTTGCCGGCAATAGGAAAAGTAATCTTTCTTCTGCCATCCAAGGTAGCGAAGGAAACCGAAGAGGCGTTAGGCGAGTAGTTATCAGTAATCTTGATGTCAATAAGTCTACCATAACTGTTACCGAATCCGCTCAACTCGTTAGGGTTATTCATATCCGTAGGCAGAACGAAAGTCTGGTTTGTATCGAAGGTATCAAGCACACGCTCAAACATTTCTGCCTTGGCTTTCAGGTTCTTCATCACATCGTTCAGCTTATCTTTCTCCTGCTTGTAGATGTTGTCATACTGATAGCCAGCCATCTTCTCAATCTGCTCATCGCTCATGCCCGAATCCTTCTGACCCTTCTTGCCATCCTTGATATACTTCTCCTTAGCCTTGGTTGCAGCCTTCACGGCACGCTCCTCATACTTCTGAGTCTCGTCCGCAATCTTCTGGTCGAAGTACTCCTTCACGGCAGCCTTCTTATCGGTCTTGTATTCATCCCAAGTCTTGCCGCCAGTCAAACCATCCTGCGAAGCCTTCACCTCAGAAGCCTTCATAGGTTTCTTCAAGATGGCCATGTTCACCTTTTCTATATAAGTATTGTCGGCAAAGGCGTTATCGCCGCCCGGCTCTGCACCCTGTTTCCAAACTTCCTTGCGGAGAGTCTTAGCCTTCAGAGGCAGCTCGGTAATCTCAAGGTCATTTTCGCCCATTTCGTTGAGTCGCTGAATCTCGTTGGCATAAAGCTCGCCAATCTCCTGCAACATCTTCTCCTGTTCAGAAACTCTCAGCAGAGCCATACGCCCAAGCAACTTGCTTGCATCGGCACCAGCTTCGCCATCACCAACACCGCCACCGCTAGCAACAAGGGTCTGTGGGTCGATTCTAGACAAATCATCGCCATTACTCTTTTCCCATCCGAATGGATCAGCCATGCGAGCATAAAGGTCAAGATGCTCTGCCATATACTCACGAACTACCTTATCACCATATTTATTGGTAATATCGGCAACTTCCATTTCGTTGAACTTACTCTTCTGAGAAGATGTTGTGTTGGCATCAAGTGACTTCAACTTAGCCTTAAACATCATCAGCAGTCGCTGCTCGGCAGGGATAAGGGAAACCACATACTCGTATGCACCTCTAGCCACCTGACCGGTTCGGTCGATACGTCCACGCATCTGAACCTCATCGTTTACGTCAAGCTGCTGCTGCGCCACGATCATCACACGCTTCTTCTGGTCCTTATACTTGCTCGAAGCATGAAGGGAAATACCGGTTGCTGAACTCTTGTTGAGGATAAGCGCATCAATCTTACCATCGTTAAAGTCGCGCGCGAGTTTCTTCTTGTCTGTATCAGCACGCTTCACCTTGGTAACAGTTCCGTTGTCGTTATAAACAAACTCGGTCTGTCTACCGGTCAGTTCGCCAACCTTATAGCCGGCCTTCTGCAGTTCGTTCTTGATAACATCAATAGGGGAGAGTGAAAGACCGGTACTTGTCTGCTCAATCTTCTTTTCAAGTTCGTGATAAGCCTCAACTGCCTCATCGCCCAAATCCGAAAGCTTGATGTAGCCGCTTTCACTATTATCCTTTGCGTCCTTCTGAGTATAGCGAAGTGTACCCTCCAGACCCTTCTTCAAAGATGTGCCCAAGTCTGGTGCGTCCATTTCCTCACCAAGCGCAAGGTTGCCAGTCTGCGATTCGTTGGTATTGTTCAACGCAATCACAGGTTTCATACCCTGCTTCAAATAGTCGATTGCTCGTTCTGCAGCAGACTTCGCTTTCAGGGAGAGAAGAACCTGCTGAACGGTATTGAATGCCTTGCTGGCAAATGGCTGATTCTTGATACCCAGGGCAGCCGTTCCCTTCTTGATTCCCATAGTAGACTGAATGGCAGCCAGCTCGTCATTACGCTCATCCACGTAACTTGAAACATATTTCTTTTGGAAATTGATAATATCATTAAACAATCCGATGATACTATCATACTGTTCTCGCTGCTCCTGCACTCGCTCAGGATCATCAATCGCCTTCCAGTCGATGGTTACGCCAGTCATATCTCGCTCACGGCGAATCATCTGACCGCATTGCGTCAAGGTCTGGCTCATGATCTCCTGCAAGGTTGCACCACCACGATTTACCGCATCAATCAAATCGGATGATTTCATACCGCCCTCGTTCATGGCAGTACGCAAAGCATAGATAGGCATGTTATCTGGTCTCTTGGCAAAGGTGGCCGAGAAGAAGGTAACGTTCTTTGCCTTCTGAATAATGTGTTGGAAATAGTTTCCCTGTCCGCTATTGCCACCAGCCGTATGGCTTTCGTCAAGGATAAGATAGGCGTTACCCATCAGTTTTTCAATAGCATCACGTCTTTTCTGTCCGCTCAGAGCAGCAGCACCGAAAGATTTACCCTTCGCAAGCTTTCTCTCCTTGCGGTTGCCGTCCTCGTTAAACTCATACACACCATTGCTTACTTGGATGTAAGTAGTCAATACATAGTCATATTCGTCTGGCAGCTTTCCATTCTTTTCGATGTAATCAAGCACTCGCTTCACCTCGCTCTTCGATGGCAAAGCAAATACTACTTTTCCGTCTGAGTCGGTAATGGCAGCTTCCTTGGCGCTACCGAATACAAATGGTCTTAGGTCTGGGCTGCCAATATCCACCAAGTCACGGTAAACATCGCTCAGCAATCCTGCTGTCTTGGTGAAATATACAGGAACCTGACCCTGTTTCTTGGCGTATCTGATAAGCGAAGCAGCCTGTCTTCCCTTACCGATACCAGTCATATCTCCAATAATAAAGGCGTTGCCCTTCTTTGCCTGCTGCAAGGCAAGGGCTACAGAGTCAACCTGCTCTGCAGCAAGATGAGAATACAAATCATCCTTATCATTATAGCCCAGCTCGTCAACAAGGAACTGGTCGGCATCGCCCAACTTTTCAAGGTTCTTGTTTACCGCCTCCTGCTGGTCGGCAGGCATCACGGCTTTCAGAGTGAATGGATTTCCACTCTTAGGGGTATAGGTAACTTTCTCGGTGCTTAATCCACGTACGGATTTGTCCACCCGCTGTAATTGTCCCCGTGGTCCGCTTCCGCTCCCGGCGTTGGCAGATTCATCAGCACTTGGCTGAGCGTCATTCCGTCCAGCTCCTCCTGATCCATTTCCTCGCTGCTCATTGGTTCCAGTGGTTGGTTCTTTGCTTGGAGAAGGCTCTGTCCCTGTTCCGTCTGTTCTACTATCTCCATCAGAAAGTCTTCCATCTTCTCTTGGCTCGGTTCCTCGTTGATTTTCCAAGTCATCATGGGTTCCTGATACGGAAGTGGAGTCAAATAGGTCAGACTCTCGCTTACCATCTGGTTCGCTTCCTCCTCGTTTTCCTGCTCGTACTCCCTCTTTAGGAGTACCAGTAGCGCCTTGTTTATCAAGTTCTGGTTGAGCACTTCTTGTTTCTCCTCCGATGGTAGAATCCATCCGTTCACCTCGTAGTATATCATCTTCAATTCGTTTATAAAGTTCGTCATAATCTTTCACGGCTTCCGCTCTAGCCTTATCCTTTACTGGTGGAAAGGCATTCTCGTTCAAGCGTCTTCCATTTATTAATATAATACGTGTAGGGTAGCTGGTTCCCTGTTTTGCATAGAGACTTCCATCCACATTAATCACGTCCTCCACATTATAGTGGCTATAGAGATAACCAAGGAAAGCCTTATCTTTCGGATTCAGACTTCCGTTCTTGGCGTATTCTGTCTTGCCGCCGATGATAATGGCAGCACGGCCATCGTCCTTCATGCTCTCCAAGGCATTGATAGCCATCTGTCCTTCAAGAGAAGAAATCTTATAGCCGTCATACTCCTTAGGGGTAGCACTACCAAATGGTGGATTTGTTACCACTACGTCAACGTCCTTGTCTGCAAAAGGCTGAGTTCCGTCCTGACTGGTCACGTTCTTGAAACCCTGTCTTCTCAGGTTCGCCAATCGCTGGGCATCAATATCGTTAACATGTACCCTATCCATTGGCAAGCCGATGGTAAGCATGCCGTTTCCGGCACTAGGCTCCAGAGCACTCTCAATCACCTTACCGTTACCCTTAACATACATATCCGCAAGGAAAGCGTAAGGGGCAGGGGTAGAGTACTGCTGCTTCATCACTCGATCAGAATCACGCTGGTTGAGGCTAGGCTGATTCTCATAGAGCGTCTTGATGCGTTCAAACTTCACAGCATCGTTGGTTGATTCAGAAGAAGCAATACCTCTTGCTCGCTTAACAATGGCAGTTTCAGCAAGCTCCTGAAGGTCTGTATCCTTAATACCCTTCAAACCAACTCTCTCAGCTATCTTTCTCAGCTCAATAATACCGTTAAACTTATGTTTGAAGCCCAGCTGTAGGTTCACGACATCAATAAACTTCTTCTCAGCCATCTTTCTTTCCTCGGCAGTCTTGGAGTCACCCACCAGATTCTCCTGATGCTTAGGCGAAGTCTTCTCGTAGTAGTCAGCCCATTCCTTCAAGCTCATGCGCTGCTCGCCGTCACGATAGCGGATATTCATCATCTGCTCATAGATGGCATCCACGTCTTCCTTCTTAAAGAGCTTGGCAGCAGGGGCAAACTCCTTGCGCATTTCCTTCACCACGTCTTCAAGATTGTGCATACCTCTCTTGATTCTCAGGTAAGCATTCTCTGCCATGGCGCTCACCAGCTTAGGCAATACTTCCAACTGTCTTGAGTTAAGACCAACAAACGAAGCAGATATTTCATCCTTGCCGGCATTCTTGAGCATATCCCAAAGGTCATTGACCTTCTTGTTGGAAGCTGCTACTGCTGCATCGTCAGCAGTCTGCTGAGGCTTCTTTGGCTGTTCTGCTTTAGCCTTCTTCTCCTTCTCGAACCCTTCTGCTGCATTCTTGATTCCCTCCATAGGGTCAGCAGATGGTTCCGTTTTAGGAGTCTCAACCTTTGGTTCAGTCTTCTGCCCTCTAGTCTTGGCAAAGATGCTTTCATAGATAGCACGATGCAAATCATCCGTCACCTCACCATTAAGATAATCAAGAGCCATATCCTTGGATAAATCATCCACGTCTGCCTTCATGATCTCCTCCTCAGTCAGAGGATGCTCCTTCTTAAACTCCTTGGCAGCCGCTGCAATCGGGTCAAAAGTAGGGCCAGGGTTCTCTTCCTTTGGAAGGAGTGGGAGAGGACCTTCTGCTTGCTTGCTGTCAATATACTCAGTAACCTCATTCAAGTCACCAAACTTCTTGCCATCATACTCATAGTATGAGCCGGTGTATTCTCCCTTCTCGTTTGGCTCATCAACCTTGATAACCTCCTTGTCGCCATCAATCAGAATTTTCTGCTTCATGATAGGACCATTCTTTGATGGAGTCTCGGTTTCCTCATCAGTAACCTTAATACGACTTTCAAGTTCTTTGTTTACTAAGTCGTCTGGTTCTTCTACTCTTGGTCGTTCTGGTTCTGTTCCTGCTTCTGCTGGTTCATTTCCTCCTGATGCTTCTTGTTGAGGTTCTTCATTGCCTGAAACATCATTGCCTCCTTCAATTTCAGAATGTCCTGTTCCATAATCTTGCCATTTTTTAAAGTTCAAATACTCATTAATTAACTCTTCCTTGGTAGGAGCTTCCTCAAACATATTGCCCTCGCCAGTATTTCTAGCCTTAGCGATGCGGTTGTATTCGTCAAGTAAATCTCTGAAATCAGAAACCTTGCCCTCCAAGGCTAAAGCCATCATCTGAGAGATTGAAGGGTAGCGCTTAGCTGCATCCTCACCGAACATGGATGGTGTTCTCAGCAGCGTATCAACCTTATTGCCGCCCTGTCTTGCCTCATAGAGCAACTGGATAGCCTGATCTATCTCATCACGAAGAGAGAACTCGCCCAACTTCATATTATCCATTACCGAGCGGATAGCGTTGATAGCCTTGTTCTTCACCGTAGAGTCGATGCCCAGCATTCTGATAGTCTCTGGCTTGAAGATTGAACCCAAAAGAAGGTTCTTCACATACTCCCTGCCTTGTGCAGAAAGTCGCTCAGGACTATCCATCATCTGCGCCACCTCGTTCTGTCCGATGATGCCTTTATCTACTAACGTCTTTACCAAGTCATTTATTGCCTTGGAATTGTTAAAGAAAGCATCAAGAGAGCCATTTCCCTCAATCTCGGCAACAATCGCACCTACCTCGTCAGAAGTCAAGGTCTTAGCCTTGGCAACCGCCTGTTCGGTATTACTCTGAGTCTTCTTCTCGTTTCGGTTAAACTTAGCGAAGGTAGCTGCATCGTATGGCAATCTCTCATCCGTCACCAACACCAGACGTGGATGCTCGATTCCGCTCTGCTCAATCTGCTCTTTGGTAAAGCCGAAGTTCTCGGCATTCTCCAAGAGATCGTTGATGTATTCTGCGTCCGTGCCTTCCTTTGCAGCCTTCTGTCCTGCCATCGTTCTACCGTTACCATCATAAACGATGCCCTCGTCAGACACCACTGGCACCTGCTCGATAGCCATACCGTTATACTTTCGGGCTATCTGGTCCGTATTCTGCTGAGCTGCCTTGTCGTGCTCATAGTCACGATCGTTCACGGTTCTGCCCTCAGCATCGGTAGGGAATCCCTCAGATTTCTTATAGTCGTTATTCACATCATGAGAAGGAGTAAGACTTTCTGCCGGAACAATCTCATAGTGTCCCTTAATCTTTGTCTCTCCGTCAGGCAGCATTCTTGTGCGCTTGTTGCCTACAAGTCTAGGTGCATTCACAAACTTCTGTGCAGCAACGCTGCCAGCCTCATGAGCGCCCTCAGTCTGTTCAGTACTGCCAACAGTCTCGGCAACCTTCTTGGCAGTCATAGTCTTCTTGATATTCTGAGCGTGCTCTAGCTGCTTCTTGGCAGCTTCAATAGTCTGATTCTTCAAAGCCTCCTGCTCCATGATGTCGTTAGGCTCGGCGGTATAGTCCACCTTCATCTTCTCGGCATCCTTCAAAGCATTCTCAGCTTTCTTAATCTGTCCGTCCACCACCTTCTCGGCATTCTCCCCGAAATCCTCAGTAAGAATCTCCGCACTCTGCTCAGGAGTCATGCTAGCATAGTCAGGCGTAGGTCTTCCCTTGCTGTCCGTAGCCATAGGAACATCTGTACCATCGGCAAACTTACGGGTCTGCTGAGGCTGCTCTACTTGTTGAACTGAGGCATCGCCTTCGCTAGCATTTTCCTCTGCTTCTCCATCACTTCCACTATTGGCATTGTCGCCTTTTCGAATTTTTCCATCTGTTTCATTGTTACTAATCTCTTCATTTTTATTTTCTTTAGGTTGAACTTCCTGCTGCGCCTTGGCTGCATCCTGCATCGCCTGCTCCTGTGCCGCCTGATTGTAAGGCTCAGAGTTCTTCATCTGCAATCTCTGACGATATTCTGCAGCAAACTGGTCGATAGGCTGGTTTTGGAGCAGAGTAACCTCGTCTGCCTTCACGTAAACCATTTCCTTTGTATTAGGATCTAAGCAGACGAGCATATCGCCGCTGCCTTCCTTGGCTCTACCTGTAGTCTGGTCGAAGGCAACATCACCCGAACCAACAAGAAGTGTTCTTCCGTTGCTGTCTTGAACATACAGAGCCTGCTCGCCATTCATCGCCTGACCGTTCAAGGTTCCGTGATAGCTCCAATCTGAAATAAAGCTCTTCACGTTTTCCTCTATAGCGTCGGCAGTAGCCTGCTGCATACCCTGCACTCTGGCATTCGCATTAATATATTGGGCAAGTGGGGTTAACTCTTCTTGGGTCAATCCATTCTGAATGAGTGCATCGTAAATCTGTGCCGGTGTCAAGCCCTGCTGGTGCAATTTCTCAAAGGTTTGCTTGAACACATCGTTGCTATCCATCGCTGCATCAAGGGCTTGCTCGGCATTGCGAAGGTTGCGCAACTCATCAACTACCACGCCGCTATCCGGGTTGTCCGTTCCCAGACTATGCTCCTCGGCAACCGTCTTACCTTGGCTGGCAGACTGGTCTGCGTGTGGTCTCCAGCTAGGGAAAAGCTCATCTTCGAGTGCTTTCTTCACATGATAGAAGATTCTGTTCTCCTCATCGGTACGCTTCATTGGGTCCTTGCGCATGATTTTGTCAATATCAATAACAATGCTTCCTTCTTTACCAAGAAGTTCTTTGATAGAAGCCATGAAGTTATTAGTATAACCTTTGCTTTCTGATCTGAGGTAACCAAGCAAGCCGTTCTTATCCGCATATTTCGTCCAGTCAAGATAGAGCGCACTCTTCTGGTTGCGCAACTCATTAATCAGTCGGGCATTATTCGGGTCTGTAATATCCTTATTCTCGTCATATCCGTTTTCCTTGAGGAATCTAAACGCTAAATTAGTGACAGTTCCATCATCATCTATGAACTGCATATCCTTCATCCTTGCGTAGCCCATCAGCGACATCATATCGTCATTGTCACGATAAAGCTTCTGCTTGTAAAGAATAGCTCTGCGCTCATCGGCATTCTTATAAGAGGTACGTGTAAGCAGCGTTCCGTTCTTGGTGTATTCCAGAATCTGCTTGTTTTTCACGTCGTTCACGCTTCGGTAGCTTTTACCTCTTGTCGTGTTAAACAGTCCCATGGCCGCATTCACCTTCTCCTTGGTGCTCTGAGAAACGTCTGGGTCGTTCATAAAATCCGTATATGCCGTTTTGTATTTCGGATCTCTTGGAGCTGTCTTCGATGCGCGGTCCACCTTCACGAAAGCATCCATCAGACTCTTTCCCGATGCAGAAGAAATCAATTCATTCTTCTCGTCAGGAGTCAGACGAATATCCACGGCAATAGGGGAACCGTTGGCATTCTTTCCAATCACGAAATTACCACCGCTATTATGAGTAAGATGATGCAGAATGTTGCCCATCTTCACGAAGTTGCTAGGTTCGCCAGCCTTGAATGCGCCCACCATCACAACATCTTCCAACCAAGTACCGAAGGAAATATCCTTGTCGCCGGTCACGTTGTCGGCAACCATCATGGTTCCAGCCTCAACGCCCAGACCGGCAGCCGTAGCACCAAACTTCTGCGTGCCATGAAGCAACCGCTCGCCAGTACTCTTCTCCATACCTGTAATACCGAACTTGGAAACCCAAGGAGACATGATTGCGCCCGAAATTCCAAACATCGCACCTGTTACCGCACCATGCTCAGCACCTTTCAGACCAGCCTCGCCGATAGCCTGCAGCGAAGTATCATCGCCAGTAGAAGCCTGATTCAAAGCAGCAGTCACACCCGAATATCCTGCAAGGTTCAGCGCACCTGTTGCTGTTCTGGTTCCCAATCCCGACATGATCTTCTGTGCCGTAGTCATGTTGGCCACTTTGAAAGCCATCTGCTGGGCGGTAAGCTTCTGTGCTGCCTTCATCACGCCGGCCTTCACCAGTCCGTTAGTCAGAACTCGGGTTCCAGTATTCACGGCAGCACTTGCGCCGGCACCGATTACGGCAAGCGGACCAGAATCAGCAGCCATGTTTACTGCAGTAGAAGCGAATCTCGTACCGATTCCCGAGCGGTAGGTTTCATCCTTGTGGCCGGCAACCTTCTGAATCTCCGCATCACCATCAGCAATGGCAATACCTTCCTGCAATCTCTGTCTTGTATCTCTAGACATCACAGATGGAGCCACCACCATACCGATAATAGAGTTACTGAGGTTCTTGACAATATAGTCAAGCGCACCATGAGGCATGATTTCCTCCTGGTTGCGCATCGTCAGAGCCTTCTGAGCATAGTTCATAATCTCTGGAGTAACGTATTTGTCCACGTATTCCTCCACACTCATGTTCAGTTTCTCTGCGCTCTCGGCAATATGGCGCTGCATTCCCTTCTGCGAATAAATCTCGTTGATTTTGCTGCTCAGATTGTTCATCAGAACGTTCTGTCGGTTCACTTGCTCCTGTGTCTGTGCATCACGGAAAGCCTGTTCCTTTACTGACTGAGGCGCATAGATGCCGCCCATCTTGTCAAGGTTCTGCTGATACTGCTGACGTGTCAATTCCTGTGCCTCATTCATGGAAGAATCTACCAGTTCGAGCAGATCATTACCCAAAATACCTTTGGACTGGCCGTCATTTCTTACGAACTTGTTACCCTCCACCTCATACTGGGCGAATGCTCTAGCATCGTCCTCTCTCTGCTGCTTGGCTCTAGCCTGTTTAGCCTCAGGAGTAGAAAGCTGCTGCATCGTTTCGTTGAAATTCTTGGCAGTAGGAGTTATTCTGCTTCTGCTGATAGGGGTTGCTCTCTGCTGCTCCTGACGTGCTGACTGCTCTTGTGCTCTTTGCATGCGTGCGCGCGCATTACTAGCCTGAGCCTGCTGCAATGGTGTCATTTGGTCGTTGCGCATGTGTATCAACCGCCAGTTCTGCATGTAGTCTGTACCAGAAGTAGTAGCCGTTCTAGGCTGCTGAGCCTTCTGCTGCCTTTGCTTCCGATACTGAGCAGCCACTTCCTGCGCTCTCTGCTTCATCGTCAGCTTCTTGACAGGCTGAACTGGCTTCTGCTGCCTTGGCTTCGGATTTACTGCATGAAGTCCGAGTCGCTGCGCAAACTCCTCATACGATTTACTGGAAACAGCACCATCTGCGTAAAGCGCATCATAGAGCTGCTTTCTGTTATGATAGCCCTGCTTGCCAGGCGCATACACGAACTGTCTGAAATGTTCTCTAGTTCCCGATACTGCGCCATCGGCTTTCAAGGCGTTATAAAGTTGGTCAAATTTATCTCCAGCCATATATTATATATTAATGTTTATAATCCAAGTTTCTTTGTATTTTTATAGCCGTTCTTCGACTTGCCGGCAGGCTTTGGTCTGTTTCTCGCATTCCTAGCCGCATTCTGCGAAGCTGCTGCCTGACTGGTAACAGATTCACCCTTTCTTCTTGTGGTGGTCGTTACCTCTGCGCCAGTCTTCGGATTGATGGTCTTTGTACTGGTAGAAGTAGAAGTCTCGCCCTGCGGAAGCTTGCCGTATTCACGGTAGTACTCCTGTTCCCACATGGTCTTGTTAGGCTGATAGCGCATCTTGCCGTTCTTATCCTCAAACCAGTACTTGGCTCCCGAGCCGCTACCGCTCCTGCCTGACCGTCCACCGCCGCCACGCCCCTTATGGGTTGCGTTGTACTGCTGAATAGCCAGACGCTGCCTAGCCTGCTCATCCTTCACCTTGTCACGATCCTTCTTATACTCGAAGTCACGCTTATCCTTATCCTTCTTATACTGGGCAGCAGCCTCATCCTTTCCCTTTCGGTACTCAAACTTATCCTTGGCAAGCTGATTACCCTCACCACGAAGACCCATAAGATACTCCTTATAAACCTGATCAGCCTGTGCTTTTCGGTTATCTAGGTCGAAGTTTGCCTGCTTATAGGCAGCATCCGCATCAAGGGCAGCCTGTCTCTGTCTCTGAGCCTTGCGGTTTTGATAACCCTGTTCCATCATGGCAGTAGGGTCGTTGAACACCTGCAGAGGCGCACCCTTCGAAGTGTTGATGATGTTTCCCATGTGGCGAATAGCATCAGCAAAGGCAGCGAATTTCTCACGGTTGGTAGTGATTCGGCGGTCATACTCATCAGGAGTCTCGCCCTCACGCATTCCAGGTCTGCTCTTCGGCATAACCTTGCCGAGCCAACTGAAAAAGCCTCCATCCCCTTTTTTAGGGTCAGCCTCAAACTCTGGAACCTGCTGTTCCTGCGGCATCTGAAAGCCGCTCAGAGCAGTAGAAAGCGTATCATAGCGAGGTGTTCCGTCAGCATTCCAACCGGTAGAAGGCTGCGGCATTCCCTCAAAATTGCTCTGAGGCTGAGGAGTATTCTCTGCTGCATCGCCCATGTAAGGAGTCTGTACTGGTCCCAAGGCTGGGTTAGCATTACCACTTCCCTGCGGAACGAACTCTTCCTGCTTAGGCATCTGGGTAAAGTCTGTAATAGGTGCTGCGCCAGTCTGAACAGGCTGAGCCTCAAACTTACCGGTAGCACCGCCCCCATTCCCGAAGAAGTTAACGCCAGCACCGCCATTTACCACCGCGGCTCCTCCGTTGCCTCCATTCATCACCTGATCATAATCGGGATATTTCGCCCTCATCAGGTCATGCACAGCCTCAGGATAGCCGCCGATAGTTACCGGCTTCTTCCTAGGCTGCTGCGTATTCTGATTATTATTTACTGCCATAGCTTATTTTTCTTCTTTAATAATAATTTCGCCAAACAGAAGAAATTGGTCTATAGCGTCATCAAGTACTTTAGAAAGTTCCTCTGCAATATCAACCCTAATCATCTGGTCTGGGATGCCTTTTCCGTCCTTGCTTCCTACGAGTCCGAGTTTATGAGCCTTTGCGTTAAAGGATTCATAAGCTTTGTCTTTCAATTCATCGAGAGTGCTTTTCGCATATTTTGCCGCATAAGACTCAAAAACATCATTAATGGATTCTCTTGCAGCTCTCATACACTTAGCAGTTATGTTACTCAATTTTGCCGCATCCAGTTTCTTCTTCTCTTCCTCGCTAAAATCAAACAGCTGAGAGTTGAAACTGTAGCCATTCGCTAAGCGGCGATATTCTTTGAAGTCTTTTAATGATACTGGTTTATCACTAACTATAGCCTTTGCAATCTTCCGAATCATCTTTACAGCTTCAATACCGTATTCACGATACTCCTTAGAGTATTTACGAACCTCTTCAACCAGCTTGGTCTTCTCCTCCAACTCCTTCTTGGTAGCCGCCAGTTCATTGCCCAAGTCGGCAATTACCTCGTCCTTCTCTGCAATCACATTCTCTTTATAAGCGAGAGCACTCTCGGCACTCTTCAAAGCCCGAGCATCAATCTCGTCAACAACCTTGTCTGCAAGCTTCTTCTTCAACTTCTCATTCTCCCCAACATACTTAAGACCTAACTCGGCAAGATTCTTCTCACGAATCTTTGTAAGGCGAAGTTCCTCGTTCTTCTTGTGGATAATCTTGTTGAGTCGTGTAATCTCCTTTGCCTGCTCATCCAACAAAGCATCGTTGAACTGGGAGGCTGATTCTTTAAGGGCAGGGTTTACACCTGAATCCTCCTTGATGCGGTTCTCAGAAGAACCGGGAGCCTTGGCGTTCTTTTCATACTCCTTCTGCAAACGTTTCTTGCGCATATCGTAATCATGGCCGCTAATGGATATAGAATAACCTCCCTTGGATAAAACACGGAAAGCTTCAAGCACAGAAGGCTTCTCATGCTCAATCCAGACACTCTCGTCAAACTCAAATGGCTCTGTTGACTTGTGAAGACTAATCACTGCAAACTCTTTCTCCAATATCTTCTTTGCTTCTTCTAATGTCATAATCTATTTTGTTTTAATGTTTAACTTTTCTTGAACATTTCTATTGAGAAATGCACTAATTCCTCAAATGTGAAGGGAATGTTATCGGATTCATCTTCATGAGCCATATTCCATGTTCCCTTCTTTAGTTTCGGGAGGTTCTTTATAAAAGGCTTTCTGTTTATGTAAGCAACAGCTAAACCTTTTGGTCTATGATGCCTTTCGTATTCTTTTCTACCACACAGAATAATCTTTGTTCTATTCATAATCTATAATATTTAATATTATTAACACTTCCAGAAAATTCAGGGGTGGGGAAAATCGGAAAACCGAAATCCAGAAAAAGGGGGTGGGGGGAGGCAGAATTTCTTTATTTGTATTATTCTACTATAATTAGCAACGGTGGTCGAAGGGGGTGGGGGTCTTGGGGTCGCCTGTTGTGCCTCGTCCACCTTGCCTGTCGCTCATCCGCTCCACCTCCTAGCTGCTACCCAAGCCCCGACAAGCCAACTGCCTTCTTCAAGCGGTATTGGTTCTTCTCCTCGGGAGTCATCATGCTCTCAGCCAAGTGGTCTGCGGCAGCAGAATGAGCGGTTCGGTCTTGTTGTGTTACAATTGTGTTATCAATTGGCTTTCCGTTTGAGCCTAAAGCGTTGGTTTTCACCCCTTTAGCACCTTCGGGTTCTGACCCCAATTGGTTCACACCGAAATTGAACATGGCATTTGACGCATTTTGAGCCGCATCGCTAGTGTTCTGTGCCTTCTGCTGCTCAATCTGCTGGCGTTCCCTAGACAACTGCTGAGTGTTTTGAAGGTGAGCGTCCTCCACATGTTGCTTGCGAGCCGTGTCCTGTGCCGCTACGTTGGCTATCGTGTCGCCCATAGCCTTGTTAGCTGCCTCCTTCGCCATCGCCACGCTTGCAGCAGTTCCACCGCCAACGGCAGCCGCACCATCAGCCTTGCGAACATACTCGTCCTGTACTTCCTTCGCCCTTCTCATGAGGTTCTGACCCGCTTTCGTGTCAAGGTAGTCCGTGTTGTAGTTCTTGTCGTACCAAGCCTTCTCAGCGTTCGTTCTGTACGTGTTCTCCGCTTGTGCCCTTCTAGCCGCCTTCTTAGCCTTGTTAGCACCGAAGAGAGAAGACGCAACACCGCCAGCCAAGGCAGCAGCGCCTAATATCCACTCCTTTTTGTCCGTGAGTACAGGGCAAGAGGTCAAATTCTTTGGGATTTTTGATAATATTTCCGTCATAATTGCAATTATTTGATGTTTCGAGGGCAAATATATAATATTTGAAGTTCGGTTTTGCCGTGTTCCAACCTCGTTCAAAATCGCCCCAAATCCCACCAATTTCTTTCTCGGGGCGCAACTCACCCCTTTCCCTTCTCCCTCTTCTCCCTCTTCGCCCTCTAGAAGCCCCATTTTGTAAACATACGTGATTATTGTAAAGAAAAGACAAGTGGTTAAATATAAGCAAGTTAGTCTTAATCATCTCCTAGGATCTATAAAGCCATGGTGTAAAGAAAGTTCTTATTTCATAAAAGAAGATTCTTTGCAAACAAAAAAGGGGTTTTGCATTAATATGTACGCACGCCCGCAAGAAATTCGTTAGCAAACTTTAACTAGGCACATTCAGCCTTCTTGAATTGTTTTCACCCACAATCAACGCTAAACTCGCCCATTTCTCCCGATTTTTGCGATTTTCGGGCAGTTGGTCGGGATTTCTCCCAAATTCGTGAGTTTTGAGCCGTTTAAGAGCCATTTTAGGGCAGATTAGAGCCTATTTTGTGGGTTTTTCGTAGATTTCATGGTTTTGTGCCGGATAATGCGCTCATCTAGAATTAAGGCTTTTAGAAGATGATTTAGGCGGTTTCTATTTTCCTAGTTGGAGAAATATTTTTTCCTAGTTAGGGAAATTGTTTTCTTTGGTTGTGTAGTTTCCTGTACTCTCTCTGTTCTCTCTCTTGTGTGTTCTCCTTATGGGTGAGAGTGAAGAATCCTCGGGGGAGATAAGGGGGCAGCGCCCCCACGGGCGCAAGCGCCCTCCCCATGCCCTGTGGGGCTGACGCCCTCACTACTCTGTACAAAAGTGGCAAGGCTCGAACCCCTCGTTCTCTGCCTTATAAAGCGGCATTCTTTCAGTCATATCATCGTGTACTCCTTTGCAATTATTATCGAAGTGATAGTAGTGTGTATCATAATCTGCAAAAACTTCCATTTCCTCATACTCCCTATGATACTCTTCTTTTTGTTCTTCTTGCTTTCGTTCAACGTCTTCGTTCACGTTGTGAAAGAACGTACTTTTGAAGGAGTACACCAAGACAACCGCAACAAAGCAGAATCCTAGCAAACCGCCTAAGAATGTGCCAACCTTACTTAAAAACTTTTTCATCTTGCTATAATCTTTAATTCGTCAACTTGTTTAAAGAACTCATCGAGCGTGTCTGCCGTGTAGTGGATGCCCTTGTAGCGGATGAAGGAAGAAAAGCCGCCCTTGCTCTCCTCAATATCTGTAGCCACCTCTTTAGGTGACGCAATCAACTGCCATGTAGGAACGCCCAAGGCATCAGCTATCTTGTCTAGCGTTGCAGTTGTCAGCGACTCAGCCTTCACCATTTGTCCTACCGCTTGTTTGGTAACTCCCATTCTCGTTGAAAGGGTTGTGTTGGTCAACCCTTTACTTTCCATGATTTCTTTTATTCTTAATGCCATATAAACTATTTGCTTTCTGTTATTGCGTACAAAGGTACACATTATTATTTAAAGTAAAGTGGTTTCTTTACTTAAATAACGTTAAAGAAAAGCATTTTCTTGCCCCAAACATTTGGTAAAGTAAAGAATATGCTTTATCTTTGCACTCGAAATCAAGTTGGTTTGATTTCTCAAGCGTAGCAATGGCACATTTAGAGATTTTGGCTAGTAACGAACGCTATACAAATAGGTTAAGTAGGCAAAACACTGAGGATGATACAGGCAAAACACCGAGGACATCGTACACCGAGTTAGTTGTCACTCCCAAAGCAACAAGACAAAGAAGTCTCAAACACTCATCACGCAAGATGTAAAAACGCTAGTCGTGTTAGACTAGAGAAACATCGAAACACGTCAACCCACGGACGTTAAACGAAGGGAGTTAGGTCACATATAACTTGTGAACGTTGGGCGCAAACGTACACCTGCACTTTGTATGTATAACATTTAATAACAACAACTATGTATTTAATAAAGAAAATAACAAGCAGAAACGGAGTTCAAGACTTAGGCGTATGTTTCAAAGCAGAGAATTACGCTAAGGCATACTTGAAAGGTATGGATATAGGACTGACAAAGCAAGGGTGGAACGTAAAAATAATAACACCCAAAGCTTTTATGGCTTACACAGATGAAGACAAAGTACTCGCTTTTCTAGTAGAGAAAGGGTAAGACTATGGCAAAGTTAGCAGATTATTACATGTGTGACCTTCGCTACACCGATGAAGGTTACGTAATTGCAGACGAAGATGAGGTTCGCCCTAACATATATGAAGACAATGATGAGTACATCAAAGAGTTTTGGGGAGAATATCCGTTTATCGGGAAATTCCCTGTAATGTACAGGGGTAAACTTGTTGATGTACTTGTGTTCAAAGATGAAGGCAAGTGCATGAAGAACTACATCGTAGTAAAAGAGTACATTTGCGAACCCGACAGGAAACCCGAAGTTGTCGCACAATTCGACACAAGAGATAAGGCAGAAGAGTACTCATTACAACAACAACGACTACGAGAGTTTAGGTGCATTATTCTTCGAATGGCTTACTAGCGGTTATATGACCGCAAAGCAGATGCAAGATGTGTACAGAGAAGGAACAAAGGAATGCAAGGAGTATATCTTTGAAGACTTGTTTCACCTTGTAGGACACAAAACCTTCTATCAGTTCGTTAGAATCTTCAACTTTGGCAAGAAGTAACACAGAGCGGTCAGCGAATAGAGGAGCACATCACGTTCAAGCCGTGAGACCGCACAAGTATAACAATTAAAAGAAAGGAACGAAAATGAAAAAAATTTTAGCTTTGAAAGAGTATTGGAGCCTAATCAACGAGATAAGCGACTATCTCAGAGACCATGACACCATTACCACGAAAATCAGCGGAGTTGAATACGTAGTGTATAAACGCCTGAATCCCGACTATGTAGAGTTTCTGAATAACGAGACGAAGGAAGTCACTTTTGTTGATATTATAGACGAGCCAACCGAGGTTTCAAGCCTTTTGGTTCAGTCAGCAGTAAACGAAATAAGATATAGAAAGGGTTAAGTTATGGACATCACAATTTATGTATTAATCTTCTTAGTTGGCAGTCTTACAGGCTACAGACTGAGAGCAGCAAAAGACATGGAGGACGAGTAATATGAAAAAGAGAATTAAGATAGTTTTGGTAGTGGCAACGATAGTTGCCCTACCTCTTATGGGAGCCGGAATGCAGCAGAGCAAGAGCGAGGAGAAATCTTTGCTTGTAGACTTCATCGAGTATTGCAAGACATGTGAGAACCTTAGGCAAGTTGATCCTAACAAGGACTACACCCAAGCAACTCTCCATGAGCTGAAGAATGCAGCACGTTTCTATGAGGAACAGGAGAACTTTGCCGACTGCACAGATTATCAGCAGCAAGCAAAGATAGATAAGATTATCGGCAGAACTTATGATGCTAAAGTCATTAACAAGTAAAGACTATGAGCGCAGATGATTTACAGAAGTTAAGTGACCTTCTTCTTGCTTTCAGCAACGAGGATGCCACAAAAGGAGAACGTATCGCCATATCAAGGGCGCAAGCAATCGTTTTCCGATATTATTTATCAAAGAAATACGGAGCAATTTAAATTATAGGAGATAAAATTATGAAGACAACTAAGGCAGTTAGATTGAGTGACAATTTTGTAGGAGTTGAGATTAACACCATACAAGACGTAGTTAAGGCACAGGCAGCCGGACTCAAATTTGTAGACAAGGAAGGTTGGGGATATGATGTTTATACCATCGATGATGAAGAGACCGGAGAAGAGCGAGAGCCTACAGAACAGGAAATCTTCGAGCGCATCACCAAAGACCTCTCAGAAGGCAAGGAAGTGTACGCATGTATGGAATTATCGTCTGATTGGGAAGTACAGGAACGAGCAAAGACAAATCTTAAAACCAACTTCTATGTTGGCCAACAGGTTTTCCTATTGCGTGATAACAAGATAGCTGAGAAGACGATTACTCGCGTCATCCTTGAAAAGAATGAAGACAGGGAATGCTGTAAGGTTTTATTAAAACATGATAGTACATACACCAAGGGTGTAGACGTCTTCGCCACAAAGGAAGAACTTGTAGAAAGTCTGTTGAAGGAGTAAGTTTAACCCGAGGGAGAGAAATCTCCCTCACAAACCATTTCTAGTATGACTAATTCAGTTGTTAAAAATCTGTTGGATAAAAAGGATTGGAGCAGAATCATTTTCCGCTTTCCTACATCAAGCTATACTCTGTTCAATAGCGACAGATACGAGATAGATAGTTTCTGCATCTATATTCACGATACGTCCAGAGGAGAGTACGAGGAAACGAAAGTTCTAGACATAAGCAGTCTGATTTCCATGGAGATTAAGAAGAAGAGTTTTGAAGATATTGTAGAGGATATGTAAGCGTAGACAAGAGCACTTGTCTTGAGAAGATAAAATAGAAGTTGTTGTTGTTATATATATAGGGCGAATGCGGTATTCAAGCCGCTACAGATGGTTGCAACGTACCATCCGTCCACCAAGTATTAATTTTAAAAGAAAGGATTTGATTATGAAAAAGTATTTAGTAGAAATTACAGAGAAAATCACCTACAAGGTGGAATTTTCTGCCGATTCACAGGAATACGCTGAAAGGCGCGTAAGAGAAATGTACGATAGTGGAGCTTTGGTGGGCATAGGCGAGTTGGAAAGTGTTTCGTTTGATGTAGTAGAAGATAAGGAGGGCGTGTAAGATGAAGAAACAGAAAGTATTTGTGTTGATTAAGCACGGAGCAGACAACCAAGACTATTCGTCCGTTAATGTTATCGGAGTTTACTCCACCAAGACCGCAGCAAAGGAGCGGATGGCAGAAGAGGAGGATAATATACTAAACTTCTACAAGGAGGAATATCCCGATAACTATGAAGTGTCTGAAGACAAGGACGAATCATCATGGAGTTGTTCTTGCAAGGATAGTACTATGTTTGACGAGTTGTTAATAACAGAAAGTGAAATGGAATCATGATAAAGAAATTTCTATTCAACGAGTGATTAAAGCTTCTTTTGGTTGGAAAGAAGACCACAGAGTTGTGAAAGCACTTCAAATTTATCATCGCAAGAGAAGAAGAAAGGGGGTAAGCTATGAGTAAACAGGAATGGTTTGTACTCTTTATCTTCTTATTCACGATACTGATGGCAATATTAGGTTGAGAATATGGAAAGGGCAAGAATCATAATCTACGATGATTGGGCGATACTCGATGAGACAGAGACCTTCTTCAAGGATAAAGCCTATCTTATCGGCATCGCCAAATCTACACTTCAGCAGACGCCCGATGCGGTAATTGCTGAAGTTTGGGTAAATGACCGGCTGAAAATGAAGTTCCGCATCAATAGCAAGGGCAAAATTCAGCAATGCAAGGTCAGTCAGCATCCAGGGTGGGGTGGTCGCAGAGAGCGAGCCGGAGCACCGAGCAAGGGCGCAGCTGCCCTCATCTACAGGGTTGTGACGCATGTAAACGAAAAAACGTTTGAGTTTTTCGAATCCCTAGGACGGAACAAAGCCGAATGGATCAGACAGGCTATAGCTGAGAAACGAGAACGTGAAGACAAGGAAAAAGCAGGGCACTAGGCTCTGCTTTTTCTGTTTCTATTTGATTCTATACGGATAGGAAAGTGATTTTGTATTCGCCCATCCATATTAACAAAGCAGTAGTCTATCCATTTAGTACTATAACCACCAAGCAAAGACTTCAATGAATACCTGATTATCTTAGCCTTGCGCCTAAACCTGTAACCTTGACTTTCCCAATAAGGACGAGCCTTCTTCATTTTCTTTTTAGATTTTCTAATACTAGTCATACACTAATTCTTTCTTACAAATTCAATATCATTTGGATATATACGCTCTTTACTCCATGTGACTTCTGATAGTTCATCGAAATCTTCGCTGCCATCAAAGATACCATCACCGAGAACCAAGAAAATGCGTTCCGGTACGTTTTTGATTTTCTTTTTCATACGCTACTTAAATTTAATAATAAAAAACTCAGTATCTAGCCATTTGTCGGGACATAAGCCTTTCTTAGGCTTTCCGATGGTGATACTTCCGATTTCCTTTTCGATACGTGGACTATCCTTGCGGTAGCCGTTGATGAAGAGAACGTGTGTGAATGGTTTGTATTCCAGCTTGCCTATCACGCGACAATAACCGCCAAATTCATCGAAAAGCACCTCACCGCTTTCTGCTTGCTGATTTACCAGTCGGGACACCCAATACTTCTTTATTTCCCGATACTCATCCGTCTTTTCGCCCGATACGATTTTATCAAACCATTCCTTATTGATGGTGAGGGTCAGAACTTTCTTCTTATCCAAATCAGCGATAGCTTCCTTCAAGTACTTATCCATTACCTTTGTCAACCTTTCCATTCTTCTCTTTCATCTTAGCGATGCGTTCATTAAAAGCATCAAATGGTCTAACTCCCTTCCTAAACTCGACAAGCGTACATGGATATTTCGCTTTTGTCTTGTGATAATGCCTGTAGCGGTGTATCTTCCAAAAAGAATTTACGAAGTCCTTACATTTCTTGAAGGTGTAACAACAAGTACAATCCTTACATCTACCTGTCGAATGCGTCCAGCAGTATGCAAAAATGAGACGCTCTTTTATAAAACTTCCCATAAGCCTATTGTTTTTTTAATGTTAAGCCTATGATAGAATTAGCCAACTCAATAGCATGCTTAGGTTTGAAAAATCGCTTGTTCAAATCATCATGCAACTCGTCTGCCAAATTCCGTATGTTAGGGAGCAGATTCAGAATGCGAAGTTTGTCAGATTCGAAATTGGCAACCATAGCACAATACTTCTTACGCAATTCAATCTCTTTCCGGCTATTATCCTCTTCCAAGTCCTTTGTCTTCTTTTCGTACACCTTCTTGAGGTCAGCTTTCTTTCCGTTGTACTCGTTGTCAAGCTTATTCTTCTTGTCGCCATAGGCTTGTTTTTCCATATTCCTATCATGAATGCTACGATTAACCTCATCTTGCATAGCCTGTTCAACCTTCAAGCGAACGTCCTCGAAGTTAATATAAGACTCGGATGATTCGATGGTTTTTCTTTGAGGCTCGTCATCCTCATCGTCACCCCACAATGTGCGAGGTTTATTAAAAAGCAAAGTTGTCTCCTTACGAAGAATAACCTTTGAGCCGCCTTTCAAGGATTCATTCAATTTCTTGAGTTCCTTAACTTGCTCTTCCAACTCTGAGTTGCGCTTACGTATAGCATCGTACTCAGATAAATCTACATTTACTACTGCCATAATCTACAACTTTTCTAATTGTTCCTGTAAGTCATTAATTCTCCTCTCGATGTTGGCGATAACCATCGCTCTCAGTCCTTTGATAGTATCATTACCGAGAAGGTAATCTATGTTAAGAATACGTCCGTGGTCGCACCTTTCTTCAAGGTTAACTCTTAAACCCACATCATAATGGCTATTTGCAAACTGCAAAAGTTCTCTTTCACTATCGAGTTTCTTCTTTAACTCAATAGCTTTCTTTAAATCTTCTTCTTTCATACGCTATAATTTTTAATGTCTTTTTGTCTTTTCTATGTTGTATTGGTCGCAAACACCACAATAAGCACCATACGCCAATTGGTCTGCTAATTCGTTATAAGTATTCCCATCGTGACCTTTTACCCAATGAAAACGAACTCCTCCAACATGAGCGACACACTTCTTATACAACTCATACAAATCCGGATTTTTCTTTGGCTTGTATGATTTAGAAAGAACCAAGATGCAATACTGACTATCGGTGTAGATGTCAATAAAGGCACCATCCGGACAGGCATTTACTGCACTTATAATTGCAAGAAGTTCCATACGATTATTGGAAGTGTTTAGCTGACCATGATTTTTCATCTTTACAATCTCGCCATCTTTGAGTATAACGTAAGCTGAGCCACCGGCACGCTCTTTTGAAAGGTTGTCACAGGATCCGTCTGTATAGGCAACATAGTGAAGACCATTATCCGGAAACTCCTCATCTATCTCATTGATGATAGTTTTTTCGTGCTTTTGAACGACTTTTGCTTGTTTCTTCTGTAAATGAGGTTTTCTTCCCAATTTTGTCAAAAGAACCCCATTGTAGGCAGAAACTAATGAGTGCCAATGATTAGGGGCATCGCCATTTTTCTTTCTCCAGCCAACTTTTGTAGCCAAATCCCAAATGGCATTTTCCCAAACCTTGTCATCAAGTTTCATACTTGAATGAACATACTCGTCAAACTCTTCACGCGTGGGTACGTACACGCTAGGTTGATTATTATTTTTTGTCATAACGATATAATATTTAATTTTTAATATTTATTCCGTAGGCTTTAAACAGGAACTGGTTGCACGTTAGCTGAGGGATGCAAAATCCCCCTTACCCACTTCATTGTGGTGGAGGATTCGCTAGGTGGAGACCGTATATTCGCCCCTTCCATTGACCTATCACAAACTATACGTGAATCGGTTTCGTAGCTTTCGGGACTATAGCATCCCGTCCTTCTCGTGCCTTCTACGATTAATCCTGCACTTCGCCATGAGTCTTCCTTGCGATTTTATAGTCTTTGTGAGCCGGAAGGTATTTAGCCCATAGTCTCTCATTTTCGACTTGTCTTCAAAATTGGGGAAACAGAAAACTCCCCAAAGTTGTGTTGCGACCAACTAAGGGGAGTTGAAATTATATCGTTACCTATTGAAGGCTACAATAAATCTATGTCATCTTGTATCAATCGCAACTTGACGAGTGCAAAAGTAAGAAAAATATTTGAAACCGCCAAATTTCAACTTTTGCAAAATATAGTTAAAAAGTAATGAAAAATTTGTGTTATAAAAATGTTATCACTATCTTTGCACCCAAAAGATAAGTGGCTGATATAGACAGTTTTGTGAGAAATTGGTTGTGACCCCAACGGAATCACTTTTTAGGCGTAAAAACGCAACGTTTAGTCAAGAAAAAATCAAACAAGCAGTCTATATAATGTATTGAATAACAGATACTTATATAGATTGTTTTTTGTTTTTTAAAGAGATATGTCATAAAGATTGATTTTCTAAACTGGTTTAAAACTGGTTTAAACGCATTTTGGTTGTAACTATTTGAATAACAACGGTTTATATTATTCACGCAAATTGTTGAATCGGAAGGTGTGTTATCAATGTGTTATCACCTTGTAAAAAATGTGTTATCAAAATGGCAAAAATTAATTTAAGTATTATTCACAATCGTTTGAAGCGAGCGACCTCAAAACATGAAGTTTCGGTAGAATTATGCTTTTGTGCCAAGCGTCAAAGGAAGTACTTTTCAACAGGCGTAAAAGTGACAACTACACAATGGTCTGATGCGTCAAAGATGGTTATCAAGAGAAAAGATGCGGATGAACTGAATGAAATCATACAGGCATACCGCGCGAGAGCAAACGAAATCATCAGTAAGATGGTTAAGGAAGGCTGTTGTGACTTAAATGTGGTTATCTCACAGATGAATGGAGAAGACGAAGGAACTTCTTTTATCGAGTACTGCGAGAGAAGACGAAATGAGCGTAAGGTGTGCGAGCATACCAAGAAACGCTACGATGTCTTTATCAAATTCCTAAAAACATGGGGGAAGATAAAGTCGTTCCAAGACTGCAATGTATCGAAGGTGCGTTCAATGGATGAGTATCTCCACAGACAGGATAAGGCTCAATGCACAATCTATGACTATCACAAGTATCTCAAGTTGTTCATCAATGATGCGATGATAGACGGACTTATTGAGCAGAATCCTTATAAGTTTCTGCCATTCCATATTGGTAAGGGAGAAAAGCAGTATGTTGATTGTGTCACCGAAGAGCAGTTTGCTGCCATCAAGAAACTGAAACTCTCAACACCTCATATTCTCCATGCAAGAGATTTGTTCCTCTTTCAATGCTATACCGGACTTGCATACTCTGACCTTGCATCGTTCGATTATACTAACTGCGAGGAGATTGGCGGCAAGATGTTCTATCACGCTAAGAGAACGAAAACAGATACGGATTTCGTATTCCAACTTCTCAAACCTGCCCTGGAGATACTACAGAAGTATGACTTCAAGCTGCCTAGAATGACGAATCAGAAGTATAATGATTATCTGAAGGCGATCGGGCAGATGGTTGGAGTTGACAGACTGCACACCCACATGGGCAGAGCGACTGCGGCGACCTTATTCTTGTCGAAGGGAATGCCTATCAATATCGTGGCAAGGGTGCTTGGACACACTACCTTGCGCCAGACTACTAGATACGCACGTACATTAAATAAGGACGTACAATCTGCTTTCGATGCTATCGAAGGCAAGATGTAAAACAATAAGGGGAGTCTTCGCAAAGAAGGCTCCCTCTTTATTGTATCAGCCAACAAGGCTTTTGTCTCTTTCAGCAATCTTCTCGCTGATGATTTGCTTTAACTCCTTAACCACTCCTTCCTGTACTAGCAACTTTACTTTTGTTTCTGCTAGTTCTTTCAGCAGTTTTTCGTCCGTTTGCTTGTCTGCATCGTAAAACATACTGCCTCTGCCACAAAGTAGCCAATCTGCTGATATGTCTACGTATGTAGTCAGTATTCTGTCTATAAACTCCATTGAAGGCTCTTTCGTGCCGTTCAAATAATTGTTTGTAGCAGCAGGTTTTGCCCCGATAGCGTCAGCAAACCCTCTGTTAGACAGCCTGTAATGGTCTCTTACTTCGTTGATTCTATCTCTTAATCCTTCCATACTGCTAGTGTTTATATTTGTATAAATACGTAAATTAACTATAAATTAATACCTATATCCTTGGATATTTGTCTACAAACATGTATCTTTGCATCCGTAAACGAGAACAAAACTCGTTCAAAACTTATTTATGGTGCATAATTTACAAAAAATAATATGAATAAAGTCGTAAAAATAGAAAAAATATTGATTGATAAAGATAAAATTCCTAAAATCATGAAAATTTTTGGTTGTGGCAAGACTACTGTCTACAATGCTCTTGCTTACCGGAGTAATAGCCAACAGGCTCAGGACATTCGTTCCTGTGCTCTGAATCGCTACGGAGCAGAGCCTGTTAAGGTGCCACAACTAGTGAGTGTGTAAATGTGTGAAATATTTGGCTGTTGAACTTTTAGATTAGTTATTCATACAAAATGCGTTTTAAATTGGATATGCGTGAGCATAGAGTTAAACGATTGCTTAAGAAAGGTTCTTTTTCTTATTTGTAAACTATCAATTCACTCTTGTGCGTGAGCATAGGAGTGATACATGGGAATCGAGCTAGCTCACTCGGAGTGAGCGGGGAAACCCGAGCAAAGGCGTTCAACTCGCCTCGAATCCCCAAAATAGTTTTGGATATTGTTATTATAATGTTTCTTGAAATCGTTAGGTGTGGAGCGGTATAGACCCAGTGGCAATATAAGTTGTTTGCGTTGAATTCATGCGCCACGAACCAGAAGGAAATGTTGTGGTCGAGCATTCTACCAGCACCTTTCGTTTTATACCTTAATTATATATAGCAGTTTCCGGAACAATCCCATTGCCCTTTTTGGACATAAGTTCTTTGACATATTGGAAAAGTGTAAAGTCGAATAGTGTTAAGTCATTATAAGGGAATCCCCGAGCATCAGTCTTTATGACTGATAGCTAAAGCGGTGAGCATGGCTCTTAAATTCATGGTAGCGCATGATGCCGTTATCCACCGATAGTGTAACTGGTAGCACGCCCGAAACTGTTTTGTGTAAATCCTTAATACATTCTTATCAAATCGGGAAGTTGGGTCCGAATCCTACAGGTGGACTATTATGTATTTGTTTGTTGTGTATGATTATTTGCTGCCGCTGCAGCAAACATTGTTTAAAAAAAATTTTGATTCTTTCCTGCTCGTCCGTGAGGATGGGCAGCTTTTTCTTAAACTTCAAAATCAATGGCTTATGATAGATTTATCCGAACCTACTCTCCACAAGTACCGGAGAAAGGTTCTCGAAATATACAGAGAACTCGAAAGAAACCCTTGGGCACCTTTGGGAATCTTCGAGTCAAAGCTGAGGAAAATAAATATCCTCAACTCTAAGATTAAAAATGTGTCCTCAGACATCGGAAAGCCCGAGGGCGAGTATTCAAACTTTACAAATTATAATTACGTGCAATATGGGTTTAAAAAGGAAAACTCCTCTCAAGAGGACACCTATAAAGAAGACTCCTTGGGATAAAGCCAAGAAGGAACAGGAAAAGAAGAAGGCGAAAGCCGGACTTAGCAAGCCAGCACTTATTAAGAAGCTCGATAGGTGGTTCTCACTCTATATAAGACTTCGCGATGTAAACAATGAAGGCGTGTTTCAATGCCCAACTTGCAGGCGTATCTTACCTTTCTCTAAAGGCGACGCAAGCCATTATTGGGGGCGCATTCACATGGCAACGAGATTTGATCCGGACAACGTGACTATCGAATGCCAATATGATAACAGATTCAATAGCTCTCATCTGATATACTTGGGCAAGTATCTAGAAAAGAAACTTGGTCCAAAGAAGATGGAACTGCTAGAATGGAAACATCGTCAAGCCAAGAATTGGTCTCTGTTCGAGCTACAAGAACTCATAGCGTTCTACAAAAAGGAAGTTGAAAAACTTAAAATAGAAAAGAATTATGACGAGTGGAAGTGAAATTTTTAAGAATGAAACTATGACCTCGTTAGAGATTGCTGAGGTTACCGGAAAGCGACATTCTGATGTACTTGAAGCTATCAGAAAAATGGAACCAGCTTGGGAGAAAATAGCCCAACGGAAATTTCCGCTCGGCACTTATACGGATGCCAACAATCAAGGTAGGCCTTGCTACGTTCTGAATAAGACCGAATGCCTGTATATTGCCACCAAGTTTAACGATGAGGCAAGGGCAAAGCTGATTCTCCGTTGGGAAGAGCTTGAAACCAAAGAAGCATCCCTCATCAAGGTACCTACAACATTCGCCGAAGCTTTGAGACTCGCAGCAGACCAAGCAGAGAAACTTGAAGAACAGAAAAGACAACTTGCAGCAAGTTCGAAAGAAATTGTTGAGCTAAGTGGAACAATAGCAACCATGCAGCCGAAGGTTACCTATGTTGACAAGATTCTTGCGAGCAAGGAGACCGTCACGACAACTCAGATAGCACAAGACTACGGACAGTCAGCCAAATCTTTTAATATTCTTCTTAGAAACTTTGGTATTCAGCACAAGGTAGGCGGTCAATGGATTCTTTATGCTAAGTATCTTCCAAGCGGTTATGTTCAGTCAGATACTATTTCTATCGAGCATAAGGATGGTTCGTCCGGTTCTGTTATGCACACAAAGTGGACGCAAAAAGGCAGACTCTTCTTGTATGAAGAGTTGAAGAAACATAATATTCTACCCTTAATCGAGAAGTAAATATAACACATATATAATAATGAGTAAATCAGGTACAAAAATCAATGTAGAATTGGTAACACATGGGTGTTTCCCAACAAAGGCGTATGAGACGGATGCCGCTTACGACCTTCATTGCAGCAAGGACACGGAAGTAATTCCAAATAAACGCTTTTACGTTACGCTTGGGTTCAAGATACAACTTCCTTCAAATATGAAATTGCTGATTCAGCCACGTAGTGGCATGTCGGGCAAAGGAATGTTGTTGGAGGTTTATTTCCCTTCTTGGCTCTTTCATGGCGACTATCTAGGCAAGGTTAGAGCAAACCTTGATGTAATTCTTGGTTTGATTGATTGCGGCTATGGCGAAGAAGTCCATGCCATCGTCAAGTCGGGCAGATGGAGGTTAAAGCATCGCATCATGCGTCTGCTCGGTTTCAAGTTCGTTATTCCTTATTCCCAACGCATCTGCCAGGGTGCCTTCACTTACGTTCCAGATACTAACTTGGAACTTGGCAAGGTAACCGGCACTCGTAGCGGTTTAGGATCAACAGATAAGAATTAGTTTTTAGCGTTATTTTTTTTGAATTTAAATTTATTTTTCCTGCTCGTCCGTGAGGATAGGCAGGTTTTTAAAAAACGAAATCATGAAAAAGAATATCAGACAGAATTTCTTCAATCATATCAAGAAGGTACTTGATATAGTTGACAAGATGGGGGATGAGGCAAAGCATTTTCGATGCATCGTCCTCATGGGTGACAGAACCATTCCGAAGGCATACGCATTCATGCACGCATCGCCCGAAGACCTCAAAAATCTTATCTTGAACGCCATGCGCAATAGCGACCAGTTCACCTACGCTACAGCAAAGGCATTCGAGGAATACGATAAGGAACTGAGAGAAAAAGAAGAAACTTTAAACAAAGATAAAAATGAAGAAACGAACTAATAAGAAAGGAGGCTATGATGGAAGAAGAGTGGAAAGACATTAAAGGATATGAATGGTATCAGGTGAGCAATCTTGGAAGAGTAAGAAACTCTGAAGGAAGGATACTTGCATCTAATGTTATAAGCTCTGGTTATTTAGCGGTTCACCTAAGTAAATACAATAAAAAAAGAACTGTTCATCGATTAGTTGCAGAAGCATTTATCAAAAATCCATATAACAAAGAGCAAGTCAATCACTTAGATGGAAATAAACATAACAATTGCGTTGATAATCTAGAATGGTGTTCGCCATCTGAGAATATGAGGCATGCAAGAGAATCTCTTGGCTTTGTTTGTTGGAAAAATTACCATGGTCTTCCTGTAGGAGAAGCGAATCCTTCAAATAAACGTATCGTTCAGTTGGATTTAAAAGGGAACTTGATTAAAGAATGGTGCTCTGCGACTGAGGCGGCAAGAGTACTAAATATTCCTCAATCACCAATATCTAGGTGTGCTCTAACTTTAGGTAATCATATACATCATGGTAGAGAAATGTTTCAAAGCCGAGGATTTAAGTGGATGTTCTTGGATGATTATCAGAAAGGAGTGAAATATATCAACAAGATTGACAAACGTAAAAAGAAAATTTACCAAATAGATATTAAAACAAACTCGGTTGTGTCTGTTTATGAAAGTGTAGTATGTGCAGCTAAAGCAATGAACGTTTCAAGGAAAAATATTGAGGCTTGTGCTCGCCATACGTACAAATCTATTCGTGGTTACAAATGGATTTATGAACAAGAATATTTAAAAAACAATGAAGAAAATAATTTTTAAGTCTCTTTCTCTCTTGAACTTCAAGGGAATAAGAAAACAGCATGTTGACTTCGGAGAGAATTTAACAATAATCTCCGGTGAGAACGCAGTAGGAAAGACAAGTATCGCAGAAGCCATCATGTACACATTATTCGGTACTGATACCAACGGCATGCAGCTCGACATCAAAACCTTCGATGAGAATCACAATATTATCAAGGAGATAGAGCATTCATCCGAGTTGGTTATGTTGGTAGATGGTGATGAAATCTCATTCAAGCGAGTTCTGACCGACAAGTGGAAATGTGATAAATGCACCAACACCTTCAAGTACTATGTTGATGGAGAATTGACTACCGCCGGAGATTTCGGCAAAGTAGTTAACGACATCTTTCAAGAAGACCCATTTTCGTGGTGCATCTGTCCTAATCTGTTCCTTGGTATGACATGGCAGAATCAGCGTGCATTCCTTCAGTCGTTGGCAGGTGACATTTCAGTCGAAGACATCACGAAGGGCGAAGAGAAGTACGATTATCTTGTTGAACTCCTCAAAAAGAAAGACGTTGATGCCATCCTTCACCACCTAAAGCACAAGCGTACAGAAGTTCAGAAGGAACTCGATGCGGTCCCTATCAGACTTGCCGAACTCGACAAGACCCTTCCACCAAAGCAGGATTGGGAGGCCATGGAGAAAGAAAAGGCTGAGCTGCAAGAAAAACTGATAGAGATTGACAACAAGGTTCAGCAGATTCGCACCGGTGGAGCAGACAGAGTTCGCCTTGACGGAATCCGCAAGAAGATTGAGTTTGCCGAAAAGCGCAAACGAATGATGGAGCAGGGCGCAGACAAGGAGTCTACCGATAACATGACCAAGCATCAAAGCGATGTTCTCAACGCCAACGCAGCCTTCAATAAGGCAGAATCTACGGTTGATAACCTCAAAGCCGTCATGAGTGGCTATCCTACCACCGAGGTTCAGATAAACGCCCAGATTGGAGATTGTAAGAAGAAGGTTAGCGACTTGAACAAGCGTAGCGATGAGATTGCCAAGCGCACTTGGGAATGGGATGATAAGGAAGGTTTTTGTCCACATTGCGGTCAGGCTCTCCCTCTCGGTGATGTTCAGCTCCTTAAACAGGAATCTCAGAACCGGTTCAACTCTCGCAAGGCAGAGGATATGAAGGAACTCAACAATGAGTTTGCCAAACTCCAAAGCGCATACACCGAACTCAACAAAGAGTTGGATAAACTGAATGATGATCGTCAGACCACCACAAACCAACTCGTCAAGGCTCATCAGGCGCTCAAAGATGCCGAAAAGCATAAGGCAGAAGTTGATGCAGATGTTCCTAGCACCTACGAGGAGATTCTCGCCTCTAAGGAAGAGTATCAGCAGGTCGTGAAAGAAATTGGTGAGTTGCAGACAGAACTCGATAAACCATCAGATAGCAACGAGGATAACGACAAGTTACTTCAAGCACTCGCTGAAGAGCGAAAGCCGCTCGCTGACAGATACGATGAAGTCCTCGAACTCCTCGCCTCAAAAGCATCTTACGACAACACAATGACTCATATCGAAGCAGCGCAGAAGGATAAAGCCATCTTCCAGGAGCAGCTTGATGATATTGATGATAAACTCAACATCACAAACGAGTTCTATCAGTTGTCTTGCAAGGCTCTTGAAGACAAGGTCAATCAGCACTTCCGTTTCGTAAAATGGAGTCTGTTCCTTCCAAAACTCGATGGTGAGAAGAAACCTTATTGCGAATGTTATCACAATGGTGTGCCTTACAGCCGCCTCAATGGTGCTGCCAAGGTGAATGCCGGAATCGACATCGCGCGCACTATCGGGCAGTTCTATGATGTATCGGTTCCTGTTGTGCTCGATGAATGCGAAAGTGTTAACCATCCGCTCAGCACAGGCGGCCAGCAAATCCGTCTGGTAGTATCAAAGGATGATAAACTGAAGGTTGAGTATTTTGCTCTGGCCACAATGGATTGAAACGCATCATGCAAATCAAGACGAAGTTCGATATAGGTGATGCAGTCTATCTGCTCGATGGGTACAAAATCCGACGTGCAAACATCGTGGGCGTATTCTTTCAGCAGATAGGCAAGGCACCTTGCTCTATTCAGTATAAGTTCGCAGTTTTCCCAACAAGGAAAGAAAGCGAAGTGTTTAAAACAAAAGAAGAATTAATCAAATCAATAAGTAAATAAAAATTATGGCAGAAAATAATTTAATGTCTCTTAATCTATCTGCGGATATGATTAAGCCGATTATAGAGAAGACGATACAGGCTCATGTTCTTTCGGCGCTCAATGGTTGGGAAGGTGTTGTTACCAATATGGTTAATGCTGTTCTCACGACAAAAGTCAATAGTGATGGAAAAATCTCTAGCTATAGTGGGGATAACAGATATAGCTGGATAGAAATAAACCTTAACAAACGTATTAAAGAACTCGTTGAAGACGAAGTGAAGAAGCAGATAGATGAATCTGCTGAAGCTATAAGAGAGGCTGTAAGAAAGCAGATTATGTCAAAGGCAGGTTCTAATGCAGTCGCTAAGGCTGTTGTTGATGGCCTAATTGGAAGTTTTGAGAAAAGTTGGACTAGTAGAATTGATATTTCTTTTGAAAAGAAAGAAGATTAAATTTAATAATATAAAAATTATGGCAGAAACTTTAAAATTAGAAATGTTGGTTGACAAAGACCTTATCAAGGGTACTCTAGCGTTAGGAGGAGGCATGAAGGACGGAACGGATTCGAGCCGAATTAAGGAGTGGTTAGATAGCCACGATAGCGTAGAGGTTGATCCAAAAGAACTTTTTCCGGAAAGTGGTGAAATTAACCTTGCTTTGGGAACAATAGCCTTGGCAGGTATCGCAAAGGAATTAATCAATCATAAAGAAGAGGAGAAGTAATCATGGCAGAAACAGCAGTAGCAAAAGCACAGCCTTCTCAGAAGGCAGTAGCAGTTAAGAATTTTCAGGCGGTAATGAACAATAGTTATTACCAAAGCCTGTTGCAGAGTTCCCTAAAGGAGAACAAAGGTGCTTTTTGCACCTCACTCATGGAAATCTTTTCATCCGATGAAAAGTTGCTCCAGTGTAAACCGAACGATTTGATGGCTGAGGCTCTGAAAGCAGCCTCCCTTCGCTTGCCTCTCAATAAGCAGTTAGGGCAGGCGTATCTCCTTCCGTTCAAGAACAAAGGAGTAATGACTCCTACGCTCGTTATCGGTACAAAGGGTTATCTCCAGTTGGCTATGCGTACTGGCAAGTACGAGACAATCAACGCTGATGTCGTATACGAAGGTGAGTTCAACCATTACGACAAGGTTACAGGAAAGCTTGACCTTTCGGGTGCTCAGATTTCAAATACTCCAATCGGTTACTTCGCCTACTTCAAGAAGAAGGATGGTCTTACCAAACTTCTCTACATGACCCTTGATGAGGTATGCCGGTATGCAAAGCAGTATAGTCCTACCGTCAAGTTCAGCGACAAGGTTGATGCTGAGAAATTGAAGGAAATGGCTCTCAAGCAGGCTGCCAACGGAAGTGGCGAAGGCGTAGGATGGTATTCCAACTTCGAAAGTATGGCCATCAAGACTGTTCTCAGAAGACTCCTGTCGAAGTGGGGAGAACTCTCTATCGAATCAAATGACATCACAAACCTTGATGAGGCTCCTTCTGCCATCGTTCAGCGTGATGAGGAGTTCGCCGAGGCAAAGAACGTTATTACGGTCAATGCTGACACCGGTGAAGTCGTGAATGCCGAGGACGTACATGATGAGCAGCCACAACAGGCTCAAAAGTTTAGTTTGAGTTAAAATAAAAATAAGTTTTATTATGAAAAAGTATATTGGAACAAAGGTTATTGACGCCGCACCAGCGTGGCGAATTGATGGTAAAGTGTATCTTAAAGATGAACCTCAGCCTGATGCAAAGAAATCGTCATTCGAAGATGGCTACAAGGTTATCTATGAAGGCGGCTATGAATGCTGGTCTCCAAAAGACGTATTTGAAAAAGCTTATCACGAAGTTGAAGGTATGAGCTTTGGTGGAGCTATCAACTGCTTAAAGGCAGGTATTGCTGTAAGACGCAAGGGTTGGAATGGTAAGGGCTTATTCGTCGTGAAGCAGATTCCTGCCCACATAGAGGCAGACATCATTCCTAAGATGCAGTCATTACCTCAGTCTGCTAAGAATATATTGATGAGCCGTGAGAATCCTCACATTGACTACACCAATCAGATGCTTATCATCAATCCAGATGGCAGAGCAGATTCTTGGGTGCCATCGTCTAGTGATGTATTTGCAGACGATTGGGAAGTTGTAAATGAGAGTTACTTTCCATCATTGTCATTTGAGAGTCGTATTGGAGTAGAAAGTTAAGTATGAAGTTAATAGTCGTAAATAGCAATAGTCTTGGCAATGCCTACGTGCTGGAGGCTAGCGATGGTCAGCAGCTCTGTATAGAGGCAGGTCGTCCGTTGCAGGAAGTAAAGAAAGTTGCAAACCTCAAAACATCAAAATGCGTGGGAGTGATTATCAGTCACTCCCACGGCTGAAAGGCGATCATGCAAAAAATGCCAAAGACTTTCTGAAAGCAGGAATCGATGCTTACTCTACCGAAGAGTTATCCGAGAAATGCAAGGGAGTAAAAGGTATGATTAAAGAACAGACCTATCATCTAGGTGCTTTCAGCATAACCCCGATGAAGGTTGAACACGATGTGCCTTGTTTCTCTTTCCTCATTCATCATCCGGAAATGGGAACTATGATGTTCTTCACCGATTGCTACAATATGGAAAATGTAGTTCAAGGGTGCCTCTACTTCTTGGCAGAATGCAACTATGATGATTCTCTCCTAGAGAAAGCCGTAAACGAAGGCAAGACGATAGTCAGCCAAGCCGACCGCATCCGTCTTTCCCACATGAGTCTGGCTCACTCTATCGAGTATCTCAATGAATGCAAGGCAGCCAATACCGCCAAGCGCATTGTCCTCATTCATGGTTCAGCACGCCATCTTAACCCCGATGTTGCCGTAAACAAATTCCAGCAGGTCCTCGGTGTTCCAACCGACTATGCTTGCAAGGGTTTAGTAATCAATCTAATGTAATTATAATAATATGAGTGTATACAATCCTAATGATCCTCGCGACTATCTGAGAATCGTGGAGGAAGTTCAAAAAGCCAAAGAATGTGGGTATAATATCGAATTAAAGAAGTTTCACCCCATTCAGACCGATAAGCAGTCCAGTTATCTTCACTTCATGATTAGCTATCTCGCCCTAAAGTTAGGGCAGACCTTCTATGAAACGCTTCGTGATATTCAGCGCAACGTTTGCAGTTACATCTTCTATACCGATGAGGTAGATAAGACAGGCAACCGCAAATACAAGCCTCTCACTTCCCTAAATACAGCAGAGGCTAGCAGCGTTATCCGAAACGTGATAGATTATGCAAATGTCCGCAGCATCATGATTCCGGAACCCGACGACCAAGTTGGTTTGCAATATTGCAAGCGAGAACTCGAGAACTCGGGTGCCGGTTGGGTATAAATCATCAAAATCATATAGCTTATGAAAACGTTAAAGGAAATCCATTCGGAGGCAAATAAATATTCGGAAAGCGAACCTCTTAAAGATGCTTTTGTAGCCGGTGCAAGATGGGCGCTTACGGGTAAGTATTACAAGCCTTCTGAGTTGTTCGACAACAATACCGAAGTAGAGACGGTAGACTTGGAGGTTGAAGAAGAGCAAAAACAGATGTTGGTCTTCGAACCGCCTTTTGAGGAATGGTGGAATGCCTACAATAAAAAACGAGGCCGCAAGAAAGCAGAGGCTAAGTGGAAGAAGTTAAGCCTTAACGATAAGGTAGCTTGTATGAAAGCTACTCCTCTCTATGTAGCATCAACGCCCGACCCTGTATACAGAAAAGACCCACTCACTTATCTTAATGGCGAGTGCTGGAATGACGAAATCATCCAAAAGCAAGATTATGAACAACAACGATCTGTCAATCTCGCAGCAAAGGCTGCAAGAATCCTTGGTTCCGATTATCAAGGATAAACCGAACTATGTCCGACCAGCTTCCTTTACGAGTGCTATATGTAAAAGTACAACTACCTTGCTCAGTGTTCAGAAGCAAGGTGGCTTGCGCTCACTCGTCGGATGGGTAAAGGGCAGGCTGATAGAACTATTTACTTTTCTTGGAGTCTTCGATATAGTCACGGAGTTTCAGATACAGATGCTTGCAACGAGATTATGCACAAAGTACTATTATTGGACTACAACTGAACTCGACTACGCCTTTATTCGAATGATGGAAGGTAAGTATGGAAAACTGTATCAGTATAAGCATGAATATGAAGACAAGTCTACTGCTACTACCATCAATCCACAAGATTTAATGGTAGCACTTGATTCATACGAAAAAGAACTTCTGCTTGAACGTGGAAAGGTAGAGGCTGAGCGCAGAAAAGAAGAAGAGCGTCTGAAAGCGATAGAGGATGCAAAGAAACCTCATGGCATAGAGGCATGGAGAAACTACTGCAAGTCGAAGGGTTTAGACCCCGATACGCATACATTGCCATCGGTCAGCCTACATGATGTCAATAAGGAACTGAACATTCAAAATCGTGGAAGAATGACCGAATTAAGATAAACAAACAATAAAAAATGAAAGTTATGAATACAATTCAAATAGATGTTATCATCGTGCTATCTATCCTGTGGTTGGTAGCTATAGCAATCATCGTTGCAGACCGAATCAAATACCGCAAGTACTATTCTAGTAAGGGTAAGATGGTGGTCCTTCGCATCAACAATCCCGATGTACGGGACCGCCTCAACTCAGAGGGCTTATCTCTCTGTCAGTGTGCTTACTATAACACCCACAAGTATCTCTACACCATCGAAGGTGATCGTATCTGTGGTTTTACCGAAGAATGCACCCATCTGATAGAAGACGCTATCAAAAACCATCAAGAGGTAATTGATTGTGATATTGATGTCAGTAAGTTCGTGAGCGAGGTCAAGAAGTTACAACAGGAGTATGAAACTAAAGAGGAGGAATAAGTATGATAGACGATAAGAAAATAGAAGCTGCCAAAGAAGAAATCTATGAAGATAG